TACTGAATCCAATTTCTGTCCGATCATGTGGGCCTCGCAACCCTTGTTGCACCCGTTGCGCGTCCTGGGTTGCGAGGCAGGGGTAACTTGGATGACATGGGAAAGTGTGAGTGTGGGCGGGAGATCGAGCCCATCGGCAAGCTGGGCGGGCACCCTCGGAAGCGCTGCAGCGTGTGCTCGCCCTTCAAGCCGCGCCGCAAGCCGCTGGCCGCGGTCGTCGACTTGCCGACTCAGTGGGCCACGCCGGTCAACGGTGGCGAGGATGTCCCGATCCCGACTGTGCCGACCGGTCCGGGGGCGATGGTGCTCGCCGTCCGGGCCCAATTGGAGCACGCCGGGGTCTCTGGGAGCGTTGACGGCATCCTGGCCGAGCAGATAGCCAAGGTGGTCGACATGGGCGGCCTGAGTCGGCCCGGCGCCGCGGCGCTGGCGAAGAGTCTTCGGGAGACGCTCGCCGCCGCGCTGGTCGGCCACGCCGACGGCGACGATCCGCTGGACGAGATGTACGGATGACGGCAGGCCTTGCCGAGCGGGAGGCGATCGCACCGGCCTACCTGCACATTCCGGAGCGAGTCGGCTCCCGTGTCGAGCAAGTCGCCCGGCTGGCCAGGAGTTGTGGCTTCGAGATGGACGCCGAAGAGCGTCTGGCCGTCGATGTGCTGACGTCCTTCAATGAGGACGGCACGCCGTCCGTGCTGCAGGGCGCGGTGATCGTCGCCCGGCAGAACCTGAAGACCTTCATTCTGGTATTCATTGTTCTCGATGCGATGCTCGACCCCGGGAGTCGCATTGACTTCGCCATCTGGTCGGCCCATGAATGGGACGCGATCACAGAGGCGTTTCTATTCTTTAAGCAGATATGTCAGCGGCCTAATATCGCCAAGCGTATTTCTAAGATCTATGAGGGGTCGGGAAACGAGGCAATCTGGTTCGAAAACGGCCATCGCCTGAAATTCAAGGCGCGCTCGGCGGGGGCCATGCGCTCGATGGGTGTCGACCTGATCGTGCTCGATGAGGCCTACGCGCTGCAGGAGGAGCACATGGGCGCGCTGGTCCCGACGATGGCAACGAAGCGCTACGCCCGGCTGCTGTACGGGTCCAGTCATGGCCGCTCGGATTCCGTGGTGCTGGCGAAGGTCGTCAAGCGTGGCCGGGCCGGTCGGGGGATCGCCTACGTCGAATGGCGCGCGCCGGGATCGCAGAGCAATCCTGGTTGCGAAGGCAAGGACTGCACGCACGCAGAGGAGACGCCGGGGTGCGCCCTCGACGACCCGGTGAAGCGCGCCCAGGCGAATCCGGCACTCGGGTCCGGCCGGATCCCGGCGCAGCGGATCGACGACGAACGCTCGATGATGACGCCGAAGATCTTCATGCGTGAGCGCATGGGCTGGGAAGACGAGGTGCTGAAGGTCCGCCCGGCGCCGATCACGGGGGTCATGTGGTCGGCGTGCGCCGATGAGTCGAGCCGTGTACACGGCTCGATCTGCCTAGCCATCAGCGTCTCCATCGATCGGAAGACGGCGGCCATTGGGATCGCCGGACCGAGAGTCGACGGGATCCGCCACCTCGAGGTGATCCGCTATGGCAGCGGCACTCATTGGGTGGTCGCCGAGGTTGCCGCGCTGGTCAAGCGGAACAAACTTATCTGGATCATGGATGGCAAGATTCGTAAACGCGGTGTCGTCATCGACCCAGGGAGCCCGACCGGCTCGCTGCTGCCCGACCTGAAAGCGGCCGGAATCGACCCGTACCTGATGACGACTCGGGACTATGTGCAGGCCTGCGCGGCGCTGCAGGACGATCTGGAGACGGGCCGGACGATGCTGCGCCATATTGGCCAGGCGGAAGTCCAGAAAGCGGTCGAGGGGGCCACCCGGCGGGACGTGGGGGATTCCGGCTGGGCCTTCGGCCGGAAGGCCGCTCAGTCCGGCGGAGTCGACATCTGCCCCCTTGAGGTGCTGACCGTGGCACGATGGGGTCTGTCGATTGCAGCACCTGCTGTCAAGGTGCCGCTTGCGGCCTGGGCCTGAGGAGGAGAGACGATGCGACGAATAGCCGCCTGGGTTGTTGTGGCTCTCGGGCTGGTTCTTATCGCTACCGGGACTTTCGTCTGGTTCGGGCTTGGTCCGTCGCTGATCGTCGCCGGTATCGGCGTGGTAGCCCTCGGGATCTTCGCCGTCGATGTGGAGGAACGGATTCATGAGAAGCCTCTGGCGTGACATCCGCAGCGGGGGAGCCAATGAGACGGTTCCCGTCTCGGTCTACGACTGGGCGAAGATGTGGGCGCCGGGTGGCCAGGTCAACTATCAGGGCCGCCAGTATCAATCGTTCAACATGTCCGGCGCATCGACCGGGGCGAACTCCATCGTGTACACGTGCCAGAGAATGCGAACGGCTGTCTTCAGCGAGGCCCGTCTGCAATGGCAGAGGTTGCGTAACGGTCGGGCCGCGTCGAACGATCTTTTCGGGACTCAGGAGCTTTCTGTTTTCGATAGGCCATGGCCCGGTGCGTCGATACGCGACCTGCTCGCCGTTGCTGAGATGGACATCGCCTGGAGAGGCAATTCTTATTGGATCAGAGACGGCGAATACTTCGCCAGGCTTGAACCGAGTACCGTCAAGGTGATCACCCGGGGAGTCCTGGATCCGATTACCGGAAACAGGGTCGGCGAGAGCCTTCTGGGATACGCGGTGACTGTAGACCATAAGGTGACGATCTTCCCGCCAGAGGACATTGCGCATTACAAGCCGATTCCTTCGTCTTCGAATCCATGGATCGGCCAGTCTTGGATCGGCCAATGCCTCGATGATGTGGCGGCCGACAACATGTTGACCCATCACAAGAAAGCGCAGATCGAGAATGGCGCCAATCTGACGCACGTCGTCAGCCTCGATCCGAACCTCGATCCGACTGAGTTTGATGGCTTTGTGCGCCGGTTCAAGGAATTGCACCGCGGTCCGGCGACGGCGGGTGAGACCCTCTTCCTGCAGGGTGGCTCGGACATCAAGACCGTGACTCAGACTTTCGAAGAGCTCGCGCTGAAGGCGACGCAGGGCGCCGGTGAGACCCGGATCGCATCGTGCGCCGGGGTCTCCCCCGTTCTGCTGGGCCTTTCCGAAGGCCTCGCCGGTTCCTCCTTGAATCAGGGGAACTTCGTCGCCGCGAAACAGAACTTCGTCGACGCGACGCTCTGCCCGAACTGGAGCGCCTTCTGTGGGGCCTTCGAGTCCCTGATTGCCCCCCCGGCGAGTCGATTCCACCAGTGGGGAAGTGGCCAGGAGGCCCGGCTCTGGTACGACAAGCGCGACATCCCCTTCCTCGCAGCGGACGAAGCGGCACGCGCTGCCGTCCTGACTCAGCAGGCGACCGTGATCCGGACCCTGACGGATGGCGGATACACCCCCGATTCGGTCATTGCGTGCGTGACGTCCGGCGACTTCTCCGGCCTGGTTCACACCGGTCTCGTACCCGTCCAGCTCCGGCCGCCCGGCTCGGAGATCTCACCGGTCGCCGTCGCGGTCGCTTAGGAGGATTCACGTGCCAATCAGAAGCAAGATGATCGAGCGGACACTCCCCTTCGAGGTCAGCGCTCAGGCCGCGGCGGGCGGTGATGGACTGACGCTCAGCGGGCATGCTGCCGTCTTCGGGCAGAAGACCGAGATCGATTCCTGGGAAGGGTCTTTCTTCGAATCGATCCGGGCCGGGGCTTTCGCCAAGACGCTCAAGGAGCGCCAGCCGGTCATGCAGTTCGACCACGGTCGCCATCCGCTGGTCGGGTCCATCCCGATCGGCGCCTTCACGTCGGGCTTCCCGCGCGAGGATGACAAGGGGCTCGCCGTCGAGGCCCGGATGCTTGACAACTGGTTGATGCAGCCGGTGCGGGACGCCATCGCGAACGGGACCATCAACGGGATGAGTTTCCGTTTCGAAGTCGTCCGCGACCTGTGGAAAGACAAGGCTGGCAAGGAACTCTCGCCGGTCGAGGTCGATCAACTGCTCTGGAAGCCCGGCACCCGCGGACCGCTTACCCGCGAGCTAATCGAGCTGAAGATGCCCGAATGCGGACCGGTCGTCTTCCCGGCCTACGAGGGAACCGACGTCTCGGTGAGGGCGCGCCAGGTCGCCCACGAGATCCGATCGGCCCCCGCCATGGTCCATCAGGTGCGCGCCCTGCTGGCCACCGACAGTCCGGATGGTGCGGCGATCGTCGAAGACCCGGCGATGGCGAGCGATGTCGCCCGCGCGCTCCTCTTCGACCTGCCGGACCACGAGACGCGCCAGCTGCAGCGAGTGCGCAGTCACTTCGAGGCTCGCGCTGTCACCGTGGCCGACCAGGCCGCGCTCGCCTCGCTGCTGGCTCAAGTGTCCGCAGCCGACGCCCAACTGGACCCGCTGTGCGATGCGCTCTGCGCGGCCGATGACGCACTCGACAGCGCGGCTATGCTGATTTCGGAAATGCTCGGAGTCGTCAATCCGGACCCCGAAGATTCACCCATGGCGGGCATGCCTGCCAACAATGCCGCGCCGCGCGATGCGCACCCGGCGAACACTCAGGACGCGCCGCCCGTCGTGGCACCCGTCGATCCAGTCCAGGCCAGAGCCGCTTTCATGCGGAGGGCCTACATCACGCGCGAGTGCGTGGGAGGGCTAGGCGGTCACAATGCCAGCACCGAAGGAAGTCATTGATCCACGGCTGAGCCGTTTCGTTCAGCTTCGGGATCGCCTCCAGGAGATCGACGCGAGCCTCCTGGAGCTCAACGACAAGGGCGAGCGCGCCGCGCTCACCGAGGACGAGGAAACCCGTTGGGATTCCCTGGTCGCCGAGCGGGAGATTCTCCTGCCGGAGCACCAGAAGCTTGCCGCGCGGGCGCAGGCCATCGAGCAGATTCGGAACACGGCTCATCGGCGCATCGCTGGGCTGCCGGATTCGCCGAAGGTCGCCGAGCAGTATTTCGGGCGGGACGTCCGCTCGCTGCCGTGGCGTGAAGCCAGAGACGGCGCCTTGACGGTCCTGGAGGACCGTGAGAGCACGGCCGGACTGACGACCCATCAGCTCGACTACCTCGATCACGAGGTGCGCAAGGCAGGCCGGACCGAGCTGGCCCGCCGGATCATCGTCACGGAGAACGACGCCTACCGGTCGGCGTTCTTCAAGTACATGACCCGCGGGAATGTCGTCCTGGACGATGAAGAGCGCGTCGCGATGCTGCGCTACGAGGAATACCGGGCCGCCGCGGAGGGCACCACCACCACTGGTGGTTTCGCCATTCCGGTTTTCATCGATCCTTCGGTGATCCTGACCGACCAGGAGACGGAGAACCCGTTCCTGGCCTACGCCCGGACGGTCGACGTCAACACGAACGCCTGGAAGGGAATCAGCGCGGCCGGTGTCACCTGGGCCTTCGGCTCAGAAGGCACCGCGGTCACCGACAACTCGCTGACCATCGCCCAGCCGACGGTGACCGTTTTCATGGCGAGGGGTTTCATCCCCTACAGCATCGAGATCGGCCAGGACTGGCCCGACTTCCAGGCCGAAATGGGCCGCCTGCTCGGTATCGGATATGACGAGCTGCTGCTGAGCAAGTTCAGCACCGGCAACGGCACCACGGAACCCCGCGGGATCGTCACCGCGCTGAACGCCACCACCAACCAGCAGGTCATTTCGCTGACCGATGGTTCGTTCGGCTACCAGGACGTGTACTCGACCTGGAAGGCGCTGCCGCAGAAGTACCGCCGTCGCGCCTCGTGGATGATGAGCGTCGGCGTCAACAACGCGATCAGGCAGTTCGGCGCGAGCAACGTCTACCACGCTGCAACCGTTCCGCTGCCCGCCGGGGCGGCTGAAGTTCTCTTCAACCGGCCCGTTCTCGAAAACCCGTACTTCGCTGACTTCACCGGAACCACGGGCGCTGAGTCCCGCCTGGTCGTCGGCGACTTCAGTAACTACGTGATCGCTCGGCGCCAGGGCATGAACGTCGAGCTGGTCCCCCAGCTCTTCGACGTGACCAACAACCGGCCGACCGGCTCGCGCGGATGGTTCGCTTACGCGCGCATCGGTGGGAACAGCGTCAACGACGCTGCTTTCAGGATCCAGAACAACACGTGACCGATGGTGCCGGGCGGAGGGAAGTCCGCCCGGCACTTCACAGGAGGAACCCATGGCGCGCAAAGCAGGCAAGCCGGTCTATGCACTCGCTGGGCAGGTGTGGATCACTTCAGAGGTGATGTTGACCCGCGGCGAGGCATGGGATGGAAACGATCGGATCGTCAAGGATCACCCCGACTACTTCAGCCCGACCCCCGTCGACGTGCGGACGTCAGCCGTCGGCGAGATCGGTTCCGGCCTGCCCTGGGCTCCCCCGCAAGGCGATCGCGTGGTGTGGGCCACCTTCAGCACGTGGGTTACCCCAACCGTGCAAGTGACGCGCGGCGAAGCCTGGGACGCCGAAGACGGCGTCGTGAAGTCTCACCTCGACTGGTTCTCGCCGGTCCCGCTCGACCTGCGCACCTCTGGCCCCGCTGGACCCGGCTCACGCTTGCCCTGGGAAGAGGCGCACATCGCCCCGCCGGTCGAAGAGGCCACGGCCGCACCTGGCGAGAAGCGCACAATCACGAAGGGCCGGACTGAGAAGTGAGCACGCTCCCCGAGATCCGCAAAGCCGCCCGCAAAGCCGCGGAGACGGCGAAGGCCGCCCGCAACATGGGCGGCGCCGTCGCGGTCGCCTACATCCACGGCGACAACGCGGACCGCGTCTCTCACAGCTGGCACGCATCGCTGACCGAGCTCATCGCTCACGATCTCGGCTCGCAGGAGCGCGTCATCCGCGGCGGATGGATCGCCGTCCGGTGCGAGGGTGACGACAATCTCCCCGCGGCGCGGAACACAGCTGTCCGCGAGTTCCTCGACGACCGCGACGCCGAATGGCTCTGGTGGGTCGATTCCGACATGGGCTTCTCGCCGGACACGATCGACCGTCTGGTAGCTGTCGCCGACTCGATCACCCGCCCGATCGTCGGCGGCCTGTGCTTCTCCTGGAAGGAAGTCGGCGGCGACGGTATGGGCGGCTTCCGCTGCGCACCGCGCCCGGTCATCCTCGACTGGGCGAAGGTCGACGGCGAATCCGGATTCCTGGCACGCCAGGCCTACCCGGTCAACACGCTGGTTCAATGCTCCGGCACGGGATCGGCGTGCATTCTGATTCATCGCAGCGTCTTCGAGCGGATCCGCGAGAATGTCGGCGATGAGTGGTATTCCCGGATCCCGAATCCGGCAACGCCTGGCAAGCTCTTCGGCGAGGATCTCAGCTTCTGCATGCGCGCCGGGGCCGCTGGCTTCCCCGTCTTCGTGCATACCGGTGTACGTACCTCACATCACAAGTCGATCTGGGTTTCGGAGCCGGACTACTGGTCCAGCGCGGTCGCTCCGCCCGCCCTGGAGCCCACGGCGATCGTCGTGCCAGTAATGCGCCGACCGCAGAACGCCGCGCCCTTCATGGCCAGCCTGAGGGCCAGCACGGGGCTTGCTACGGTCTACGCCGTTGTCGATGCGAGCGATCCCGAGACGGAGCGGGCCTGGCGCGAGGCTGGCGCCGACGTCCTGATCAACTCGTGTGAGATTGGCGAGCACGGAACCTTCGCCGAGAAAGTCAATCTGGCCTACCAGGAGACGGACGAAGAGTTCCTCTTCCTGGTAGGCGATGACGTCCGTTTCCAGCCCGGATGGCTGGATCATGCGCAGATGGTCGCCACCGAGGGGCGCGATGTCGTCGGCACGCTCGATCTGGGGAACCCTCGGGTGATGTCTGGCGAGCACGCGACGCACTTCCTGATCCGCCGGTCGTACGTCGATGAGTTCGGCGGGGGCTGGGACGGCCCGAAGGTTCTGGCGCACGAGGGGTACGGGCACTGGTACGTCGATGACGAGATCATCGCCGCAGCCAAGCAGCGCGGGGCGTTCGGGATGGCCTTCGGCTCAGTGGTCGAGCACCTGCATCCGGCCTACGGCAAGGGCGAGCCTGACGACGTGTACACGCTGGGCCAGTCGACGGCACTGGCCGACAAGGAAACGTTCCGCGCCAGGCTGGCGCAGTACGGAGGCCGTCGTGCATGACCAGGCTCACCAATGGGTTGCCGATCACGCCGTAGCGGCGCGGACCGTGCTCGATCTGGGCGGGCGGGACATCAACGGTTCGGTCAAGTCGCTCTTCCCGATGGCCGACGTGTACACGACGCTGGACATCCTTCCGGGTGACGGCGTGGATGTTGTCGCCGACGCGGCCAGCTGGACGCCCGATCGCGGCTATGACGTCGTCGTCTGCTGTGAGACCTTCGAGCACACGAAGAGCTGGCCGGACATCGTGGCCACGGCCTTCGAGGCGTTGCTTCCTGCCGGACGCTTCATCGCCACCATGGCCGGACCCGGCCGCGGCGCTCATTCCGCACTCGATGAGGCTCCGATCCGGGACTGGGAGCACTACGAGAACGTCAATCCCGACGACCTGCTGGCCGTGCTCGAAGCGGTCGGCTTCGTCGACATCGAAGTGGACTACCAGCCGAGCCCGGCTGACACGCGCTGCATTGCCAGGAGGCCCTGATGATCACAGGAACGATTGAAATCGAGGCGGTGGCCGTGGTCACCCATCACGCGCCATGCGTGCCGGAATGCCCTGTGTGCCACCCGAAAACAGGAGATGACCAGTCATGACAACCGGCCTCGCCGCAGCTACGGCGAACTCAATTCTCGGAGTGCTTCGCAACGCAGCCTATGCGGCCATCGCGACGCCCTTCGTTGAGCTGCACATTGCCGACCCAGGCGCCGCCGGTACCACCTCGGTCAGCGCTGGATCGACCACGAGGAACGCCGTCACTTGGAATGCCCCTTCTGGCGGGTCGATGACGGTCAATACTCTGACCGCATGGACGAACGGCGGGGCCTCCGAGTCCATCTCGCACGTCGCCATCTTCACAGCCAGCACCGCGGGAACCTTCGTACAGTCCGGCGCCCTGACCGTCGCCCAGGCATGGGTGAGCACCAACACGCTGACGCTGACCACCTTCACGCTGTCCTACACCCCGATCGCTGCGTGAAGCGATGGCCGTCCTCTCGCAAGGAACCGGTTTCTACGAGCTTTACCACGAGGGTTTCGGTCAGCACGTGGTGCTTTACGTGCTGAGCAACGCCACGAGTGGGGATACCTTCGACGTCGCCGGACAGTTCACCTTCGTGAAAATGGCTTTCATGCAGGGCGCCACGGTGATCGGCCAGACCGCGGTGGGGACGATCTCGGGAACCGTGATCACCGTTCCCGCCGGACTGTCGAATGATTCCGCCTACGTCCTGGTTCAAGGCTGCGCGAAGGGCCTGATTGCATGACGAACACACCGGCACCGATTCCTGACGGTCTGAATGTAGACACATACAGTCAGACCGGCACCGGTTACGTCCGCCAGGCAGTCACGGTTGGCGATGCGACAAACTCGTATACGCAGAAGATCAACCCCGGGGGCGACGGCCTTGTCAGCCTGACGAATCCGAATACTTTCGGTCAGATCTTCGCCACGATCAGCGCCGAGGGAAATCTGAACGTGGCTCCTCCGGGGGTCGTCCTCCTGGCTGATACCTTCGATACGGGCAAGATGGACACCGATGCGAAATGGTCGACGTCCGGATCGGTGACGCCCGTTGTTACGGCGGGGCTGCTGTCGCTTCCACCCTTGCAGGCCACGAACGCCGGAGTATCCGTGTCTTCAAGGCCGAGTTTCGGTTTCGCATCCGCGGCCACGCTCGCGTTTTCCGTCTCGATGGAGGCCGGAACAGTCTCCGTCGGAAATCATCGATTCTTCGGCTTCGGGACACCCAACGCCAACACGGCGGCGCTCCCGATCTACGACGGAATCGGTTTCGAGATCACCACAGCAGGGACTCTTCAGGCCGTGGTCTACAACGCTGGAAACCTGGTCTTCAACCAGGCGATCACGGCGAGCACCGACGGGCTTCCTCATAGGTATGTTGTCATCACTCGTGGGGATATCACGTACTTCTACAAGGACGCTTTCGACCTGCCAGCGGCTTTCACCTTCGCCGCTCCGGCCAGTCAACGGCTCCCGATTCGTCTGCATTCGATCAACGCGACGATAACGAACGCCATCTCCCCAGTCCTAACCCTGACCGGGGTCGGCATGTACGACAATTCCCGGAACGCGGTCGGCCTGTCGGACGGGGCGAACCCGTGGCTCAAGGCGACAGTCAAGGATGCACGTGTCGCTCCGTCTGCATCTGATACTTCTCTGGTGGTAGGGATCAATCCGGTGAGCAAGCTTCCCGGATTGGTTCTAGTCGATGGAGAATTACAGGTACACGAACCAACACAGCTCCTGATCCTGGCCGAACTTCGGAGAATTGCCCTCTGTCTGGAGTCGATCTCCGGAGTCTCAATTTCAGCTGATGCACTAACGGAGGTTTTCTAATGCCCGGAATCCAGGTTGCTGGAAATGTCGGCCCCGACTACGCCCAAGACGGCTCTGTTCTGCCGATCCGGCTTGGTCGCGGTACCGAGGTCATCGTCTCGGAACTCAATGCGAGGTACGCCGAGAACGCGATCCGAGGAAACAATTTCATCGCTCACAACGTGGCCGCCGTCACTCTCTCTGTCGCTCTGGCCACCACCTACACCGGCCTGTGCATCACGAACCCCCCGGTCCTCGCTGGTACTCCGGCGAAGAACCTGGTCATCCTCGGATGTGGTTTCGCGCTGAGCGTGGCCCCGGCGGGCATTGCCTCGCTGCACCTCATCGCTGGAAGCGTGACGACGACACCCGTCGCGCAGACCACGCCGCTTGCAGCTCCCGGCATTCAGAATGCCCTGATCGGCTCCGGGGCCAAGTCGAGCGCTCTGGCCGCCAGCGCAGCAACCATTGTCAACCCTGGTTATGTTCTGCCGCTCATGGGCGGCTTCACAGCTGCAGCGCTACCGGCATCCCCCGCCTCGTGGATCGACATTTCTGGCGGGATCGTCGTCCCGCCCGGCAGCTGGATCGCTATCGGCGCGCTGACCGCGGCTGTTGGCTTCGGAGCTATCTCCTGGTGTGAGGTTCCCGTCTGATCTGCTGATACCGGACGGGAGTAGCTCATGAGTCTTCTGCTGCTCTTCAACACGTCCACCGTCGCATATAACGGCTTCGGCGCAGCAGACCCGGGGCTGACATTCGGCGCGGATCCGGCAGCGGTCAACCTGGGCGTTGCCTTCAAGTCGACGTCAGTCGGATTCAGCGCGGTCGCCGTCAGGGTCTTTCCGTCGGCGACGGGAACCGGCTCGCTGACGGGGTGGGTCGGTGCCATCTTCGCCTCTGATGGCCTCGGTGGCGCCTCGGGGACCCCGCTGGCTCAGGCCAATTTCGGGACCATCGTTCGCGGTGTATGGAATGAAGTCCCCATTTCCTACCCGATAACACAGAATGTTATCTATTACGCCGAAGTGTGGATGCCCGGGAGTAACTACGGATACATCTCTCATGAGTTCACGGCTAATTCTGTCACCAATGGCCCGCTTGTCCTGACCGCTAGTCAGACGTCTGAACTCAGCGGCGTATTCGCCTACGGATCATCAATCGCCGCGGCTACGGACAACTTCAACGATGATTTCTACGGCGTTGATGTTTCTATCGGTAGTGGCGTGATTGGCGTGACCGGTGATGCGAGCCTTCCCGGCGTCGCCGTGTCTTCGGCGGCCGGATTCGTGGGGAAGCTGGGTGCTGAATCTCTTTCGACGACGACAGCGCTGGCGGCGAGCGGCATTGTCGGGGCTTCGGGCGGAGTGACGGCGACCAGTACGGCGAACCTGGCGACGACTGGCGTCGTTGGCGGGGGTGGCGCGACCGGCGACGCGAGCCTTTCTGGTGCAGCCGCTTCGTCGGTGGCTGGCTTCGTGGGGGAGTTGGGCGCTGGGACTCTCTCGGTGTCGGCGGGGCTGTCGACGGCTGGCATTGTTGCGATTTCTGGCGGGGCGACGCTGGGAGGCGTTGCGGGGCTGTCGACGGCTGGCGCTGTCAGCATTTCCGGTGCCGCGACCCTCATCGGAACGGCTGGCCTGGCAGCGACTGGAGTCGTCGCCCGGACTGGCGCCGTATCGCTGTTGACGACGGCCGGATCTACGATCTCTGGCGTCGTCGCGGCAGCGGGCGCGGCGAGTCTGACGGGCGCGGCGAGCCTGTCAGCTACCGGTGCTGTCGCAATGACCGGCGCCGCGTCGTTGTCGACGACGGCCGGACTCGCAGCTGTCGGCTCGATCGTTTCTGGCTTGACCGGCGCCGCGACGGTGATCGGCACGGCCGGTTCGACGGTGATCGGTGCTGTCGCGACGGTTGGCGCTACAGCCAGCGTGTACACGGCTTCTACCTTGACATCAGGTGTTGTCAATCGACTCGGCGTGTACACGCAGACCGTAACGGCCGGATCGACGATCTCTGGTACGGCTGCTGGAGCGAACATCAACGGCCTGGTTGCGATGACCATCACGGCGGGGGGCTCGGCGGCCGGATCCATTGCGATGGCATCTGGCGCCGCCCTGCCGTCCACGGCGGGCCTCTCACCGGTAGGCGTGGTGGCAATTGCAGGAGGCTCGATCCAGTCGTTCAGCGCGGCACTGGTGGCTTCCGCGACGGTAGCCATGGCAGTCGTTTACGGCTACGGAAGGCCCGGTGAAGCGAGGGCCGCCGGGGGCCAGCCCGGCGAGGCGGTATCTGCGCACGGGGTCCCCGGCGATTCGGTGACACCATATGGTGTAACCAGCGAAGGAACGACTCCGCGTAGCCGATCGGGACAAGATCTGACATCGCACGGAGTAGCCGGAGAAGGGCGCAACTGATGGCGATCACGAAGGGCAGCATCTACCGGGCCACCCTCGACGTTTACGACGCCACGGGCGCCCTGGTGAACCCCGCAACGGCCACCGTGACCATCGTCAACGTGAAGCCTGACGGCACGGTGATTACGACGACACCGGCCGTCACCCTTCCCCCTGCATCGACCGGTCACCTGCTGGTCGACTTCACCACCGTCGAAGCCGGTCGGCATACTGGCTTCTGGTCGACGACGGCGCCGACCACGACCGGCACCTTCGTCTTCGAGGTGCTTGATTCGGTATCAACCGGCCTCGTCAGTCGCGCCGACATGAAACTGAAGCTGAACCTCGATCCGACCTACGTGGCCGACGATGCCGAGCTCGATCTCTTCATTCTCGTAGCGACCGACATTATTGAAGATAAGGTCGGCAACGTCGTCGTCAGGACCGTTACCACTCACGCGGACAGCGACCAGCAGAGCCTATGGCTCACAGAGTTGCCAGTCGTCTCCCTGATTTCGATCCTTCCCGAATTGACTTTCGGGGTTTCCTATCCGGTCAGCCTGGTAAAGATCATCGATGCAGAGCATGGCCAGGTGGCCCGCCTCGACGGCTTCCCCTTCGTCGGCGGGCCGTTCCTGGTCACCTACCAGACCGGCCGACCGGTTGTGAAGGCCTCGATCACTCACGGCGCGAAAGAGATCATCACGCATCTCTGGGAGACCCAGCGCGGCGGCTTGAGCGTGCGCAGTTCCGGACCCGGCCCTGAATCCGACGATGAGATATATGCCTTCCGCGGCAAGGAATACACCGTGCCGCGCCGAGTGCTGGAGCTCCTGCAGCCATCTGTTCAGATTCCGAGATGCGGATGAGTACCACTTACCTCGATGCGCACGCTGCCCTGCTGGCCGCAGCCCAGGCCGCACTGACGAGCATCGTTGTGCTCGACGGTCCGGCACTGAAGGACGAGTCGGCCCTTAAGCGTTTATGGGTCGGTCAAGACATGGATCCCCAGGCATACACGGCCGAAGGTGGCAACGCCCCGGATCCGGGGACGTCGGGAATCATCAACATCGAAACGTTCACGATCGTCTGCCTATCCGAGTCGTGGTCCGGCGGTGGCGATTTCACAAGCTTGCAGGCGGACGCCTTCGGAGTCCGGAGCACGGTCGGCGGGCTGCTGCGCCCGGATTCGGCGGGACGGACCCTAGGTGTGGTCGCGCTGTCGTCGGCCTACCTGGGTGCGTGGCAGCTCTACCGGCTGAATACGAGCAAGGGTCCGTATGTCGGACTGAGTTTCCGCTGCGAGTTTGTTGCCAGGCCGACGGTCAACTAAGGAGAGAAGATGGCCAGCAGGAAAATAAGTGACACACCCGATCTCGCCGAGTACGTCGAGGGGCAGACCAACGAATGGGGGACGTGGGTCGCCGTAGGCTCGATCGACATCGGTGGCGCACGGGCTTTCAATGACGGTTACCCCGTTCCCGCGTCGCACGTGGACAGCGGAATCGTCCGACGGGACCAGGTGCGCCCGGCCGCAGCGGAGGCGGAGCGACCTACCGTGAGCGTCGTCCGGCCATTCGGTGCGGACACCAGGCCCGACCCGGCTGACATCGAAGCGGCCGACAAGGCGAATCGCGAAGCGGGGGCGATCTGATGGCCACCTACGCCGCCCAGGCAATCCCGAAAGCGGGATTGAACGCCACCTACAACGCAGCCGCCGCGGCCGACCGGGTTCCGCCCGGCTCGATCCTGCATGTCAAGAACGCGAACGCCGCAGCCCTGACAGTCGGCATTGTCTCCATCAGTCCGGCCGATGGGGACCTGGTCATCCCGAACCGGTCCGAGACCTCCATCGGGGCAACCACGGGGATGGCCTTCATTTCCATCCCGAAGGGCTTCCCCTACCTCGACCCCGCCGATGGTCTGGTTGGTATCACCTTCTCAGTCCAGTCATCCGTCACCTACGCCGTGATCTCGGCACCGTAAGGAGAAGTCATGCCAGGCACAACCGCAACCCCGACGGTGCTCACCGACGCCGGGTACCTGTTCTGGGCGCCGCTCGGTACGTCCATCCCGGCGAATACTGTGGTCGGGTCCGTCTTCACCGACAGTTGGGCCGGACCGTGGGTCTCGCTGGGCGCCACCGAGGACGGCTCGCACTTCGAGTACGACATTACCGTGGACAAAGTCAGTGTCGCCGAGTTCCTGGACCCGGTGAAGTGGGTCACCACGGAGCGGGCCGCCGTCTTCAGTTTCGCGATGGCTTCCTACACGCTGGGCAACTGGTCGAAGGCGATCAACGGCGGGACGCTGGCCGTCGTGTCCGGCTCCGGCACAACTCAGCTGAACCGGCTACGCCCGGCCGCTCCGGGCTCTGAAGTTCGTTGCATGATCGGCTGGGAATCACTGGATAACACGATGCGATACATCGGTTACCAGGTGCTCAGCTCTGGAAAGATTGGGTCGGACTTCAAGAAAGCCCCGTCCTACGCCACGATTCCCGTCACGATGAACCACGAGATCCCGGTGTCTGGGATTCCGTGGGAGCTGTACAGCGCTGGGGCGGCTCGGGCATGAGGACCTTCACCACGAAGCCCCGCGAGTTCCCCGACGCCATTCAGTTCACGCTCGATGGCATCGTGTACACGTGCCGGGAAATGGGGGCGCTGGCCATCTCGGACTTGGCCCGGATGCAGGGCACGGACGCGCTGTCCACCGAGTCGATCGCTTTTATCGCCGAGTTCTTCGAGATGGTTCTCGGCGAAGGTCAGTATCGGGACTTCAAGCGGAATTGCCAGCGGTTCAATACCGACGATGAGACCCTCGTGCATGTTGTCGAGGGCATCTTCGAGGACATGACACAGCGGGACGCCGGGCGCCCTACCTCGCGGCCTTCCGACTCATCGGATGGGCCGCAGACCATGAAGGCGAGTTCAACGGGCGACTTCTCCTCTCGGGCCTTAGCGCGCCTGGCGGGGCGTCCGGATCTTCAGCAGGCCCTAGTTCTGGCGAGCAGGGAGGACTGAGTGCGGCCGACATCTGCGATCTTTCCTACGTCTTGCTGTTGGAGGAGATCAAGCAGCAATCCCTGGTAGATCGGACGATATGCGGTATGGGAGGTGTGAAGGTGGATGAGTGGCCCGACGTGGACAAGGCCCGTAAGGCCCTCGACGACTACCTAGCATCTCCGGTCAAGATCACGGATCCAGACAGGGAAGAGTTACGCAGAGCACTCGGCTTGAGGCGGTGAGCATGGCGGCCAGCAATCGTGGATCCAGTACTGGATGGATCCAGGTCAAGGGACCGGACCCAGCCGAAGTACGCCGGATGCTCAAGGCGCTGAAGGATCTCGAAGACGGCCGAGTGGTCAAGGCCGCCATCAGGAAGCGGCTCATCTCCGGCACTCGTCCGGCGCTGGTCGCCGGTAAGTCGGCGGCTCGCGGTCTCCCCTCGAAGGGCTCCGGTAAGTCGTCCGGACTCCGGGCGGCCATCGCCCGGACGATGCGGATTCAGGTGCGCCTCGGTGGCGACCCGACGATCCGGATTGTTATCGGCCGGTCAGCGCTGGGCGCGCGCGGGAACCTGCCGCGCAACATGAACAAAGGGGCCTGGCGCCATCCGGTCTTCGGGCATAGGCGTGTTCAGGTGATCCAGACGTCCCGATCGGCCTGGTTCGACAGCACCATGCAGCAGAGCAGGAACGCGGTCGCTACGGAACTGAATCGCGTTTTCTCCGATCTTGAGGGGCGGCTGAAATAGTGGCCCAGAACAGCCTTACCTGGGATTTCATCGGCAAGGACAACGTCTCGAAGGTCGCCGGATCCGTAGGCCAGGGACTGAGCAAGATGGGAGCCATCACCGCGGTTGCCCTCGGCGGCCTGGCGAAGGACGGGATCGAGGCCTTCGCCGGAGCACTGAAGGCTGGTTTCGATGAAGCCGTTGCCTATCAGGCGCAGGGGCGCATCACGGCCCAGGTCCTCAAGTCGACTGGCGACGCCAGCCGGATGTCGGTAGCCGGAGTGCAAGAGCTCGCCGGAAATCTCGAATCGATGTCCGGCGTTGATGAGATGCTGATTAACAACGGCGAGAATATCTTGCTGACTTTCACCAATGTAAGAAATGAGATCGGCAAGGGGAACGATGTTTTCACCAGGGCGACCGGGCTGGCTCTTGACATGTCCGTCGCCCTCGGTCAGGACCTGAAGAGCTCGAATATCCAGCTGGGCAAGGCGCTCAACGATCCGATCAAGGGCTTGACGGCGCTAAGTAGGGTCGGCGTCACCTTCAACGCCCAGCAGAAGGCGCAGATCACTACCCTGATGAAGAATCATGATCTTCTCGGGGCGCAGAAGATCATCCTCGGTGAGCTGTCGAAAGAGTTCGGCGGTGCAGCGAAAGCCGCAGGCAGTGGTTTCGGTGGGGCAATTGCCAGAGTGAAGGATGTCGTTTCGGATACGTTCCGGAACTTGGAAATCAAGGCGCTGCCGACACTGACGACCATGGCCGACCGTTTCGCGACCGCACTACCGGGGGCGCTGCAGAAGGCACAGGACGCCTTCGGTAGACTCTGGACGGCGATCGGGCCGACCGTGATCTCCATTGGGCAGAAGATCCCCGGGGCCCTCAACGCGGCCGAGACGGCCGCCTCGGCCTTCCTGGCAGGCTTCCAGGGCGGGAATCTCTCCGGGGCGAGCGCCGATATGCAGAAGGTCGCCACCGTCGGGGGGCTGGTAAAGACCGCCTTTAATGACCTGGTCAGCGCGGGCAAGGCGGTGCTGTCCTTCTACGAAGATCACACTACGGGCGTGAATCGAACGGCAATTGCTGGCCTGGCGCTTTACGCGACGATCAAGACGGTTGTCACGGGCTACCAGGCGTACAAGGCTGTTACTGCCACAATCGCAGCCATTGAATTGGGGATCGCAGCGGCAAAGCAGGCGGTTGCCCTGGCCACCTACGGCGAGTCGAGCTCGGTGGTTCTGAACTCGGCTGCATGGGTCGCGCAGAAGGTCGTTGTGCTAGCTAGCTCGGCGGCCACGAAAGCCGCGGCGCTGGCTACTGGGGTATCGACAGTCGTCACGAATCTTGCGGTAAACGCTCAGTGGCAACTGATGCTCTCGACGCAATCGGGCATCATCGCCAAGGGCAAGGACCTCGCCATCATGGGCGCTCAGAAGGTCGCGACGCTGGCGTCGGCCGCGGCTAGTGCGGTCTGGACCGGCGCACAGTGGTTGCTGAACGCGGCGTTGACTGCGAATCCGATCGGGTTGGTCATCGTCGGTATTGTCGCGCTGGTCGCGGCTATCGTCCTCGCCTATAAGAACAGCGCCACATTCCGGACGATCGTCCAGGCGGCCATGGCGGGCGTCAAGGTCGCTTTCGATGTCGTGGTGTTCAGCGTCAGGAACAACCTTGTGCCGGTCTTCCAATGGCTGGTCAACATGTGGCTGAACATCGCCGGGAAGATCCTCGACGCCGCTACGTGGGCCTTCGGCTGGATTCCTGGATTGGGTCCGAAGCTGAGGGAAGCGCAGGCCGGTTTCCGAAGCTTCCAGACGGCAGTAAACGGAGTCCTTCAAGGCTTGCGGGATAAGACGGTCACGGTGTCCTTCAAGACCATCGGCTTGAATACGGTGCTGGCACCCGGCACGAAGATGTCGACGATCTATCACTTCGCCAAGGGTGGCGTCGTCCCCGGCCCCATCGGTAAGGAACTGATGGCAGCGGTTCACGGTGGCGAGCTGGTTCTTAACGGAGGCCAGCAGGCCGCCGTGGCAGCGATGATGGCCAGCGCCGGTAGCGGCAGTGCGCCGCCCACCGTGCTGGTCAGCGTCACCCTGGATGGCAAGGAACTGACCAGCACAGTTAAGACTGAGATCGCCAACCAGGTGCGCAAGGCGAAGGGTAGTGGTCGCTGATGGCAACGGGTGACGTCACCAAGACTTTCACGGCGGGCATGGTCGCTACCGGTCTATTGAGTCACCTCATCGGCTCGGTCACCATGAATACGTCGGCGGTCTCGCTGACGATCATGGGCGACAAGCCGCCGACGGTTTCCGTTCTGGCGCTGGCCAGTCCGTCGCCCGGCGTGCAGATCACCGTTGGATCCTTCGATTCCAGCAGCTATTCGGTGAGCGTATTCAGGTCATCGGCAAGCTCGCCGATGGCGCCGGTTCGCGGGGCCGTGAATCAGATCTTTGCAGGTAGCTACACCGTCGACGACTTCGAGCCCCCGCTGGGCGAGCTGCTCACCTATACCGCAGTCGGCTACCGCATCGACGGCACGCCGTCCCCGCAATCAACTGGCGTGACGATCACCCTGGCGAGCGCATCGACCTGGCTCTCTGATCCGATCACCCCTGGCAGTGCGGTCGCCGTACGCATCGGCAGCGCTGGGGATGTCGATCACGACATCGACGCGGCCTTTCTGGGCGTGATCGGATCCGACTCGCCGGTGATGATCGCTGGCACCCGGCAGCTGGGATCTGGCCAGGTGACCTTCACCGTGACCGATCTGGCCAGTCTGCTCGCCTTACGAGCCGTGCTTCTGCAGGCCCCCGTGATGCTCTTGAGGACGCCCAATTCGACATGGGATATCGGGGCCCGGTTCCTGGGGATCGCGAAGGTCAGCGAGAAGAGGGTAGGTCCACTGGCCGAGCCGACCCGGTTGGTCGTCTGCGATGTGACCTACGTGAGGCGCCCGGACGCCTCGCTTGCCGGACCGCTTCACACCTGGAATGAACTCCTGGGTAAGGGGTACACCTGGAGCCAGTTGGCGAACGCCGATCTGACCTGGATCCAGCTGGAGCAGAGGGGCGGGCTATGAGGACGTCGGGCACGGATCTCACGACGGCTTTTACCGGCTCTTATCAGCTCATCACCTATGCCGATGCCTGGTACGGAGGGGATCAGACGGCAGATAACCTTCCCGTGGTCGGCGGCTCGATCGAGTACGATCTCGACTCCGATCAGCGCTCGACGCTGAAACTGACGGTGGCTAGCAGCGATGGGGCGCTCGTGCCGCTCCTGGCCACGGATCCGCTGGCCCCCTACGGCCAGGAGATCAATATCTCGATGGCCCTCGTGGCGTCAGGGCAGGCGCAGACGGATCCGATCTCGATCGGCTGGTTCCGCATTCAGGAACCGGACGCCACTCAGAAGTGGCTTCGGCGGTCGTCGGGAGCGTGGCGCTCCGGCGGGGCGAAGATCGAGCTGACCGCATTGGACAGGATGGCGATCCTTGCCGATGCGAGATTCTTGACCGCGGATCAACCGCAGGCCGGAGCAACGGTTCTCGGCGAGATCGCCCGGCTCGTCTCCGATCTGGTGCCCATGGGTGACATCGACGCGGGAGTTGACGACAAGGCCGTGAACTCTTCCATCGTGTACACAGAGGATCGTGTAGCGGCTATCAGGAGTCTCGCGGCGTCGACTGGGACAATCCCCTTCATCGATTCCGATGGGGCGCTCAGAGTGCACCTGCCGACCGCCTACGGGGCAACGCCGGTCGCCACGCTGACCGTTGGGGCAGGTGGGGTGATCGGTGACTACGCTACGGCGATGACACGCGACGGAGTCTGTAATGTCGTGATTGCCACAGGTGAGGCGTCCGGCGACTTGGCGCCAGTACAGGGCATCGCCTACGATCTCGACCCGAACTCGCCGACCTGCTTCGGCGGGCCCTTCGGCTCGGTTCCCATGTTCTACTCCTCCCCATTGCTCACCACGCAGGCGATGGCCGAAGCGGCAGCGAAGACCCTGCTGAACTCCTCCCGGCGAGGTAGAGAGCGGGAGATCGTCTTCTCGATCATCCCTAACTTCCTGCTGGAGCTTGACGACCCCGTGTTGGTGGTTCTTCCGGATCGCACGATCGCCGGTCGTATCGTCAAGATGACCCTTCCCCTGACCCCGGGTGCCATGTCGGTCACGATCCGGGCGCTCGACACTTCGATAACGGGGAGCTGACCATGGGGCTTACTCTCTCCGATCTGCTTCCCGACTCCGCGGGATCAAGTTTCCAGATGGGCACGGTTGTTTCCGCTCCGGGGGCGGGAGTCATCGGCGTAAGTGTGAACGGCGCTCTGATGACCCTTCCCCATTGCAGGGCCTACATTCCGGCTGTCAACGACACCGTGCTGATTGTGATGCAGGGATCCCGGCGCATCGTGCTCGACGCCATCGTGAACCCGGTCGATCCGGTAGCCCCCAGGGCCATCGCCCCGGCGCCCAGCCAGCCGATCCCGCCACCCGCGGTCATCGCGGCGCCGCCGAAGACGGGAACGGTGGCCCCAGCCCCCCCGAAGACGGTGATCACCGGCACGCAGACCTTCACGGCGAAGTCGACGGGGGACTATCGCGGCGGACAGTGGCGCACCGATTCATCCCAGCCACACCAGGGCGATTACGGCGGTTGGGGCGTCAACACCGGGTGCTGGTTCTACGGGACGGGAATCCATACGGCGCTCAGCGGCGCCACGGTGACGTCCGCTCAGATCTATCTGACGAGAGTGTCCGGCGGAGTCTTCGCTGCCGTCCAGCCGACCGTGTACACGCTGTCCAATGCGAGCAGGCCAGCCGGTGCGCCGAGCAAGCAGGGTGGCGGTACGAACCTGGGATCGATCGCCGTCAACACGTCGAAGTGGGTCAGCTTTCCCGCGTCCTGGGCGCAGCGTTTCGTTGACGGAACGGCGCACGGCCTGGCCTGCTTCATCTCCGGCAGTGATCCCTACATAGTCTTCGGTTCACTGTCGGACAATCGCTCATCCGGAGCGCTCAAGATCGCATATAAGAGGTGACGAACGATGGCAACCAACGGCTACGGGTTCACATATCCGCTCGGTGACGATCAGGCCGACGGATCAGGAGCGATGAAGGCTCTCGCCGATTCCATCGGCCCGTATTCAACTATGCGTTTCGCCAATGCCTCGGCGCGTGATGCTTTCCTCACTTCGCCGGTAGAAGGCATGCAGGCCTGGCTGAATGACGTCAACTACCTTACTTTCTACGACGGTTCGACGTGGCAGGCTCTAGGTTTATGGAAAGCCTATACCCCCACCTGGGCGAGCAGCGGCACGCAGCCAGTTATTGGCAATGGCACTATTACTGCCAACTACTGTTTAATAGGCGCTAAGGCCGTAGGCTTTCACATTCTACTTCAAGCTGGAACCACTACTACTCAGGGCACTGGCAATCAGACACTAACACTTCCGTTTGCTGCTGCTAACGTACTTGAGCACGGGATACTATTTAAACTATGGACGGGAACAATTAACTACTTGGGTTATGCGTGGCTTTCCGGGGGATCGAATGTAGCAGTTCTACAAGTTCCGACCGCAGCCGCTAACTGTGGATTAACTTACTTAACCAACACTACATTCAATACGGGGACCGGCGGAAACATGTCACTTAGTGGGCTGTACGAAGCAATATAATAACGGATTGCCATCCGAATTCTAAACAGGGAGATGACAAGCATGTCAATGAAGGACAGCGCAGATCTGGCCGTTCATCAGGGCTTCCGCAGTCGCGTTCGCGTCGCCATGGTGGCCGCCGCGCTCAACGTGGCGGCCGAGGGCGCCAGCGGGAACGCCGCAGTTGACCAGGCACGCCAGGTGCTCTCGACCAGAGTCCTCGGATCGGCTATGGCCGACTTCCTAGACAGCTTCGCCTGGATCTGCGCCAGCAATGCGCAGATCAGTGGTGAGGGCATCCTCGCGCCGGATGGGGACCTACAGTACGCCGTGAACTCGGCATGGAATGCGGTAGCCGGAGCCAAGCCCTAGCCGATATGTCGGCAAGATGCCCGATATATGTTACGGTCCTCGGGTGACCACTACGGCGAAAACGAAGCGTTCGGTACCGAAGGTGCCGAAGCGTTCGGCACTGCGTTCCCCGTTCGACATCGGGCGCCGCGGAGGCGCCGATCGTTGGGTGCTCCCCTTCGTCCTACCGCTGGCCCTGCTGCCGATCGTTGGGCAGGCGCTGCATGTCTTCGGCGGTTCGGCGCCGACCGTCTACTGGGTTCCGGCGTTGATCGTCATTCTCGGTGCCGGACTCGGCACGCTGGCCTTCCTGCAGACGCACGCGCGCTCGGCGCTGATCCGTGTACACGTCGGGCTCTCGGTGGGTACGGCGGTCATCTCGCTGGCCGTTCACGAAGTCATCGGACCGTTCGGCAATTCGACGTGGACCTGGCTCTGGGTGCTGATCGGTTCGGCATGGGCGATCTCCTGGCTGGTCCCCCGTTTCGATCACGTGCGCGGCGACGGCCAGGACGGCCGCGAGTCGGTCACCCCGATGGACGAGATGCTGGGCGTGGTCGGTGCCAAGGTGAAGCTGATCGAGAAGACGGCAGTCCGGGAGCGCTGGCGCGTCCGACTTTCGGGCGGTCAGGATTTCACCCAACTGCAGGCCGCCGTGCGAAAGATCGCAGCTCTTCGCCACGTGGCCATCGGCGCCGTACGGGTCATCGGATCCAGGACCCGTGCCGACGAAGCTGAGGTGCAGGTCGTTCTGAAGGATTCCCTCTCGAAGCCGACCCCGTGGCCTGGCCCGTCAAGGCCTGGGGGGTCCATCGCCGAGCCGATCGAGGTGGGCGTCTATGAAGACGGCGAGGTGGAGCGCATCACGCTGACCGGCCGATCCGACCCGAAGGACCCGCTGCCCCCGGCCGCCGTCGGCGTGGCGCTCGGCATGCCTGGCGCCGGTAAGACGATCTTCGCCCAGCTGGCATGTGCTGAGATTCTCACCCGGGCCGAGACGGCCGTATGGTGGGCCGACCCGATCAAGGGACGGCAGAGTCTCGGTCCAATCGAGGACGGCATCGACTGGTGCGTTGAGACGGTCCAGCAGGCGCACCAGATGCTGGACGCACTCGATCGGCTGGTCAAGGTCCGCGCGAATCACCTCGGCAAGATGGGGCTGCAGATCTGGGAGCCCGGATGCGGGCTGCGCTGGATCTTCTGTCACATCGAGGAGGCCAGCCGAATCTTGCCGGACTCCGACAGCTTCACCCAACTGACGCAAGCCGTCCGCTCGGTGGGTATCTACCTGGACGTTTCGATGCAGCGCGGCGCAGACACGTCCTTCAATACCGACGCTCGGCATAACTTAGGCATCATCGCCGCCTTCGGCAGTGGGGACGGCCACGCTTCGGGATGGATCCTGCCGGACGAGATCGCCGACGCCGGAGTCTTCCCCGAGATGTGGCGCAACTTGACGCCCGGACTTCACGTGCTGGTCGCCCCCGGTGTCGAACGGGAACGTTGGGCGATCCCGGCTCGGATCTATCTCGCCGATGCCGAGAAGGTTCGGCGAGCCGTTGCCGAAGCGAAGCATCTCCGCGGGCCGCTGACCGCCGCAGAGCAAGCCGCGGCCGGTCCGCTGTACCTGAAGCAAGCGAAGTTCGCCGGGGCCCGTACCGAGGCCCCGGCGCCCGATGCCGAAGATCTGACGAACGATGACGAAGAGGAGCCGAACGCCATGCCGAAGCGACCCGAGGAAATCGAGGGCATCCAGGTGAATCCGCGGGAGGGGATCGACGTCGAGGACGTCGCCGACCTGACGCAGAACGGGCCCGTGTACACGCCGCTTACCTTGGCGCAGCGCCGGGCCCGGTTCGCCGAGATCCTGCGCGATGTGCTCGCCACGGATCCGGGGAAGCCCGTCGACATCGACTCGATGCAGCTGACCGAGCCGTGGCTGTCGACGCGGGGGATCACCCCCTCGCAACGCCCGGCCCTTCAGCGACTGATCGCCGCGCTGGTCGAGAAGCACGGCGCCGAACGGTTGGCGCACGGCCGGTATCGGATCTTCCCCGGCGCCGACACGCTGATGATCGGATTGGAGGCCATCGGCGATGAGTGAGGCGCTGCCCAATGTGAATCGCCTCGGCAAGTGGCGCACCTGGTTCGCCGGGTGGCAGCTGGGCACTCGTCCGCTGGGCGATCCGGAGTGCGATGCCATCCGCGACCATCGGGAGGCGACCCTCATCCAGCGCGCCGAGCTGAGCGCTCTCGTGGGCCTGCTGATCAAGAAGGGCGTCTTCACAGCGGAGGAGTTCACGTCCGGCCTTGAGGTTGAAGCCGCAGCGCTGAGTTCGGCGCTTGAGCGTCGCTGGCCCGGCGTCCGCGCCACTGACGAGGGCCTGGCTCTGGACGTCGACGAACTCCGGCTCTACGGGACCATGAACGGGTGGAAGCCGTGAACGAGACCGATTGCAGCGAGAAATGCGGGTGCGGATCCTCGATCGCGTTGGGTGGCGCCGGGCACACGATCGCCTCGATCATGGCTCAGGTCTGCGATTGGAGAGGCGAGCATCGGCACGAAGCGCCAGCGAGTGAGCCTCGGATCGTCGAGAGGTGCCACTGTGGCTCATCGGTCGAGGTTTCGGGCTTCGCTCTGAACGTGCTCGGCGGAGTCGTCGATCTCTGGCGCGCCGAGCACGCCTGCATGCCAGAGCCGGTCGTCCTCAGCGCTCCGGTCGCCTTCGATCCGATGGAGTCCGGTACCGGCGCGCTGCTGGCGACGGTCGCCCGGCTTCACGAACTGGTCGGCATGGCGTGCGCTGGCTGGGAGAACTCGGCGAGGAACGCGGGATCTCGACAGACGTCCGCCTGGCCGGATCAGATCCAGACCATTCGCGACGAAGCCGAGAGGATCTCGAAGTGACGACGCGCGCCGAGCTGGTCGCTCAGGTCCAGCAATGGACAGAGGACCATCGGTCCTCACAGATCGGCGCCCGCTGGGTGATGCCGATGGAGGACGGCGAGCGGATCAAGACCGAGCTCGGCTGCACTTGCCTTCGGCCCGGCGCTCCGCGCTCGGCGCATGCGCCAGGCTGTATGGGCTCGGATCCCGCTCGACTGGCTCGCATGTTCGATTGGCCGGTGCGCTATGACGCCGCGTCCGTCGGCGTGTGGCTGGAGCCTAGCCCGTGACGCGGAGTAACCGATATGTCGAATGTCGTTCTCAGCCTCACGCACGCGCGCGCATAAGGGACGTGGGCCGATATGTCGGCTCCGGATCCCGAATCGACATATCGGCTACGCATACGGAGAGTGAGAGATGACGAGTAGCATCCCCGAGTTCGGGGGCCCGAACACGCCGGGCGCCCGGCGCAACCCCAAGCGCTCGGTCGGCACCGGCCGCGCGTCCATCCCCGGCGGTGGCGGCAAGGTTCGCCACCCGGCCGAAGCGCAGGATGAGATCCTGAAGGGCACCGGTCTCCTGCAGTGGCTGGAAGGCATCCGGGCGCATGCCGTGATCGGTCATGACGCGATCGTCGTCGGCGCCGACACGGTGCACCTCGGGATCCGTAAGGCCTCGAAGTGGCCCTTCGGCGTCGATCGGCTCGTGGTGGCCCGGCGGATGCGCAAGCTGATCCTGCACCTGGCGGAGCTGCAGATGGAGGAAGCCCGGATCGCGTCGCTGGTCGCCCAGCAGTGGCGCCTGCACTGTGAGCCGGTCACCACGCAGCGCACCGGCCGCGGCGAGATGGACGTGACTATCTGATGGGCAAGATGGTCGAGGAAGCCTCGAAGGCCGCCTTCCACGAGTGGGGCAAGCGGCACGAGAAGGGCCTGATCCTCTGGCATCGGACGAAGATCGCCGTCGGCTGGGGTATCACGGCGCTGGTCGCCGGTTTCGTGATCGCACACACCTACGGGCCCACCTTCGCCATGCCGAGCGTGGATCTCCGTTGGATCGGCATCATCGCAGCGGCGCTCGCCGTTGTGTTCATCGTCGCGGTGACAGTGATCGCTACGACAGTCCGCCGCGGCGGATCCCTCCGGATTCCGCCGCGACCCGCTGAACTTCTGGAGGACGAGGAATGATCCCCTACCGTCGCAACATCGCCGAGACCGAATCCGAGGAAGGCCTGGACTACCGGCTGGGCAGGCATGTCTACCACGACCCGCGTTCGCGGGCCTTCGCCGTGCCGACTGACGGCCTGTCTGAGATCTCGGTCAGCTGGGCGCGCCGGATTCCGATCCTGGATCAGGGCTCTCTGGGTAGCTGCACGGGCAACGCCGCCATGGGCGCGCTGGGCACGTCGCCGCTCTTCGAGGTGTCCGGCGATGCTGCATCGAAGGCCTTCGGCACGGGAGCCTGGAAGGAAGCGGGCGCCGTCTCGCTGTACGGCTGGGCGACGGCGATCGACACCTACCCCGGAACTTATCCGCCGGACGACACGGGCAGCGATGGCCTCTCGGTGGCGAAGGCGATGCAGACGCACGGCCTGGCCGCCGGGTACCTGCACGCCTTCTCTCTGGCCGACATGGTCAAGGCCCTGCAGGTCGGGCCCGGCATGATCGGCATCAACTGGTATTCGTCCTTCGACGCCCCGGCGGCCGACGGCACGCTGAAGCTGACATCGACGTCGTACGTCCGCGGCGGCCATGAGCTGGCGGTGACCGGTGTCGACGTCTCGGCGCAGGTCTTCCTGGTGGACAACTCGTGGGGCGCTGGCTGGGGCGTCCGGGGTTCCTGCCGGATCCCCTACGCCGTGATGGAGCGGCTGCTTTCGGAGTCCGGCGACTTCACCCAGCCGGTGCCGATCAGCGCACCGGCTCCCGTCCCGACGCCGACCCCGGTCGCCACGGCCGACGACCTGAAACTCTGGGCCGCCTCGAAGGCCTGGGCGCTCACCAAGGGGCTGAAGTGATGCGGATCGAAATGGAATGCAACCGGTGCGGTTCGAAGATCGTGACTCGATCGCTGGCCGAGGTCACGACCTGGGACGCGAATCACCGGGAGAGTTGCGTCGGGCCGAAGGCGCCGCCCATCAATCCGGACCCTCTGGGTTCGACAGAAGTCCGCGGCTAGAAATCGCAATCCAACCGATCGACGGGAGATCGTTGTGAAACCGCTCGTCCGCTGGCCGATTTACGTCCTGGCCCTACCCGCCTTTGTCGGCGTCTGGTCCGGCTGGGTGATGATCGGCGCCCTGACCGGCTTCGGCGTGGTGCATCCGCTGCCAGGTACGCCGCTGGCCTCCTGGCGGCTGGACACGGCCATTCTGCTGCCGGTCGGGGTGGAGACCTACGCCGCTTATGCCCTGTACGTCTGGCTGAGTGGCAGGGCCTCTCGGCGTGCCGAGCGTTTCGCCAAGATCTCATCAATCGGCGCGCTGGCGCTCGGCGCCGTCGGCCAGGCCGTCTCGCACGTGATGGTCTCGGCGGGAGTCCACGAGGCGCCATGGGGCGTGACGGCGGCTGTCTCGACGCTGCCGGTCATCGTCCTGGGCCTCGCTGCCAGCCTGGGGCACATCACCGTCACGGATGCTCGGGTGACAGCTGAAAGTTCCCCAGAAACGATCGTGCGGCCGATCATGACCGCTTCCGAGCCCCCTCGTTCGGCTCTGCTCCAATCGGTCGAGGGTGATTGGCCGACGCTGATCCTGTCGGCCGTCGACGAACCGGCGACGCTGGCGGAGATCGTTCGCAAGCTGGACCGGCCGCGGAACTCGGTCGACTACCAGGTGAAGAAATTGCAAGCGGCCGGAGTGCTGCACGTGGCCGACGGCCGGTACTCACAGAACGGTGTCCGGCTGCCGAGCTGAGTCCCAAACGCAAGAAAGGCCCGGACTCCCAGCGACGGGAGTCCGGGCCTTCTGCCGTTCAATTGCCGAGGATGGTCGTGAAGTCGTTCGGGGGTTTCACCCAGCAGGGGATCGGCGGCGCACCACCACTCATGAGCAGACCCTCACGGCGCCAGCGATCGACGCCGAGGCCCTGGCCGGAAAGCTTCCGCTGTGAGCACTCTTGGGCGACCATGTAAACCAGTCGTTCCGGGCTGATCGTGTACACGTCGCCCGGCTGGGGGTTGGCTCGGTATCCGGCAAGGATCCGCTTCGCCGCTTCGATCTTCGGATCGAGGATGACGGGGGATGCTGTGCTGGCCGAGGGAGAGGCAACCGGCGCGGAGCTGGCGAACAGCGCGATCACCGTCCAGGCGAGGGCGACGACAACCGCGAGGAAGACGGCCAGCGCGATGGCCCCGGTGCGTCGTGGCGGGATCGTTCCAGGGTAGGGGACGGACGTCCATCGGCTGGGGACATCCGGGGGCAGATGGGTCATGGGGTGCACCTTTCTTCGCACCACTGGTCAGCGGTGCAACTGATGTTCTTGCATTCGCCGCAGATCGGGCAGCGCTCGACGCGGCACTTCGGGCAGCGGGTATCCGGCGGGGCCTCGCCGCAGTTCTCCCGACTGGCGCAGATCTCAGCGATCAGCTTGGTCTGCTCGCCGACGATGCGCCGAAAGTCGTCCATGAAGGACGGTTGGTGACGCATCTGGTTCGCTGCGCTGCCCACCTGGACGAGCCGGATCCCCGGTCGGACGAGGCGCTTGGCCGTATCTGATTGGGGGTCCAGCTCGATCCACTTGCGTCGATCCTCCGCGTGCTTGCCGCAGTGCTCGACGTCGTAGGCGGTAGTCATCCTTCGACTCTGATCTCAATCTCGCGTTCGATTCCAATCGCGAAGAGATTGGCAGGGGTTGCCTTCCAGCCGCCGCGCGGTCCGGTCGGCATGCCGAACTCGATGTAACACCCATCGCAGAGGAAGGCACCGGTCTCCGGATCGAAGGTGCCCTCTTCCTGTTCGACGTAGTCATCGGCCGACTGACCGATATCCGCAAAGAATCCGTAGGCAAGCTGCTCCGGCGTCAATTCACATCCGGCGCAGCGCGGTCGAGGATGCTTCACTCTGGAAGTCCTCTCTCCACCAGTTCTCGGTAGCCAACCTCCGCAGCTCCGCGGACTTCGGCTGGAATATGAGCCGAATCGACACCGGAGGATTGACCGAACCACAGTCGGTGGCCGACGGCGCCTGGCTCTCCGTTCGCCTTGAGCTTGCGGCCATTCGCTGAGATGAAATCGATGACGAATCCAGCGGGCAGTTCCGGCCGAGGATCGACCACGAAATCAATCCTGGTGACGACGAATGACTTCCCCTGTCGGTCGATGACGGTCCAATCGCCTTCGGGGAAGTCGATATGTCCCCTGATTCGAGCTGAGCACGACACGGTGAGATTCACGACCCGTCTTCCTTCCAAATGCTCACGTTGCGGACGCCGAGCGCGATCAGGTGAGCCTTGATCCGCTCGGCCATCGCGTAGGTTCGGATATCGGATTGATGTGTCTTCCACTCCGGCGCTGGCTTTCCCCGGCCGTCGCCGCGCCGTTCGATCGAGCGAACACGCCAGGACTCAGGCATGGCGCGTTCCTGCCGAGCGAGCCAGCAGGGCCTCAACCTCGGCCCGATCGAAACGGCGGTGACCGCCGAGGGTGCGGATGCACGAGAGCCGCCCGGCCTTCGCCCAGCGGGTCACCGTCTTCGGGTCGACGGAGAACGCTCGGGCGACTTCGGCCGGTGTCAGATAGTCGGTCATGGTGCCTACCTTCGATTGTCTGGATTGCGGTGCTTCGGACAGTACCACTCATTACCTTCGCCCGATATATCCAACCCCCGGTCATAGTCGATGTAGCCTTGCTTCGAACACCAGGCGCAGCACACGGGGTGCACCGGGGGCAGCTCATGGCCGCAGTTGGCGCAGTAGCTGCCCTCGTACTCCAAGGGCACGCCGTCCTGCTTGAAGGCCGGAGCGGACGGCCAGTGGCGATCCCGGCAGTGCTCGCAGACGTGCCGGAGCGCCGCCGACGGGCCGGGGCGAATCAGGACGACGATCCTCATTCGCCTAGATCACTTCCCTGTAGCCACTTGATGGCCAGTTGGAAGCCTTCGAGCTTGTACTTCCCTTTGATTCGCCAGGCCTGCGCCCGCAGATCCTCGGCGACGGCCCGGCGCAGGTCAGCGCCTTCGAGTCGACGCGCCAGCCGAAGGTCTTTCAGGGCCTGGTTCGCCGTCGCCAGATTGCCCAGGTTGACGATCTCGTGGCTCTCCCGGTTGTAGACCGCTTGAGCCTCCTCTATCAGCCCGTAGCGCGGCGTGTGAGCGAGCACCCGGCGCAGCGCCTCAATGGTGTACGTGCCCTGGATCGGCACCGGCGACGGGTCCTCGTGGTGCGTCATGCGCACCTTCTCGGCGTCGACGGCCCTGCCGAGTGCCACCCAATCGACCGAGTCTTGCCAGTCGGCGAGCCGCTCCTGTGTCATGTTCCTTCCCCTCTGAGCAAGACATCGATCAGTCTGTTCGATGTCTCCGGCGCTTCGATGGCGTCGATGGTCAGCTCGACGGACGAGCCGTCCTCGGCGACCCGGGCCGCGGTCACAACGCCGGACACGGCCCCGATCGGGCCGCCGAGGCGGATCGTGTTGCCGATGTTCGAATCGAAAGCGTCCGGGGCGAACTGCTCGCCGTCTCGCGCTGGCATGGTGAAGGCGAAGATCATGAGTGCACCGCGTCGTGCATCCGGACGGCGAGCGCGGCGGCTTCGTAGTGCGCCAGGCCGTCGACTCGCTTGTGACGATAGGTCAGTTCGCCGACGTCCTCGGGGGCCAATCCCCAGATGCGCCGAACGTCGTACCCGGCATCGAGGTAGGTCAGCAAGTGGTCCTGGCACACGGGATCCGTGACCAGCCAGGAGGCCCTCAGCCTGGGGAAGCGCATGCGTGCCCAGCGTCCGGCCGTACAGCGCCAGGTGACAGCCGCAACAGGCTTGCCCGGGCAGAAGATGCAGTGCTTCATCGCGCGCCCTTCCTGGCCTGGCGGGAGAGATATCCGGAGTTGTTACACGTCCGGCGGTTCACCCCTTCGTGCTTGCGGTAGCGACCGGTTTTCGTCAGGCCGACCGACCTGCCGCAGCCCAGGCACTTGTCCACCTCGCCGGAGTAGTTGTGTACGGCCGGAGCCTCCGGCGCCGTCGGCTCGGCGCCGACCAGCCGCTTGAAGGTGTAGTTCGACGCCGGAATCCAGTCGGTCTTGACGCCGCCGATCAGAAGCGAAACCTCCTTGTCGCCGTTCAGATTCGAGCGCACCCGATCGACGGGGCGCGGATCCAGAGAACGGGTGACGTGATAGGCCATGTCGCCCGCCTGAGGGATGACTGCCTCGACATAGAGGATCGGAGCGAGCTCGATCGTGCCTTCTCCGAACCGACCGCCGTCCAGCAGGACCCGAAGACCGGGAGCCCCATTGACTTGCTGCAGAATCGCGACGTCGAACTGAGCGCTGATCAGGTAGCTCCCGGCGAACTTCTCGATCTCCAGCGCGAAATCATCCCAGCCATGCGCCATGGCCATGGAATCCGGTCCGTCCGCGTAGAAGTCGCGGACGGACCGGGCGCGGCCGATCCTTTCGAACTTCACGACGTATTTCTTCATTTCGATCCCCATTCTTCGCCGCGCTCAGCGGCACATGCCTTCTCGGTGTAGTAGTAGGCCGCGTAGGCCAGTTGCCAGGCGGTCCAGGCGACCTTCTGCGCCGCTTTCAGGGCCTTGTACTCGGGGGCCTCATATCCTCGCGAGTCGAGAAGCCCTAGCCAGTCGTATCGGCGGTCTATGGCTTCCAGCCAGAGGTTCCGGCGTCGGTTGACTTCGAGGCGGGCCTCTTCGCAAAGTGGGGAAACGTGCATGGCGCGCCTTTCCGGCCCGACCGGCGAACCGGTCGGGCCTATCGCTGGGGTCAGGAGACGTCCATCTCGGTGAGACAGACGGGGCACTTCGGGACGGCGATCGCCATCCACTTGCTGGACGTTCGGATCAGGTACCCCTTCGCCACGCACTCGGCATTCATGCAGATGCACGCCAGGTGGCGATTCGTCTGCGTGGCCGGACCGGTGCGCACCCGCTTCGCCGGTTCACTGGACGGCGTGCCGTCGGGGTTGACGGCGACACGCACCCTCGCCGTGTCGAGCTTCGAGTGTGGGTACGTGCCGAGCATGGCCGTGATGGTGAAGATCATGGCTTCGGTGGCGACGCCCGGCAGCATCTGGGTGGGCTTGCCTTCCAGGCCGATGGCAGTGCCAATCTCGACGAACCGGCCGCGGTGGCCGTTCTCGCAGTCGTCGGCCACATGGGCCAGCTCGTGCATGAGGGCGCCGATCGCGTCTTCCGCCGTGGCTATCACCGGCGAAATGAAGACGGCCGGATTGCTGTCCTCGCTGGTCACCGTCGCCCAGGTCTGGGCGAGAATGTGCTTGTTCTCGGCGGCGCCGTTGTAGCCGAAGCCGACCGAGACGTGAATCGTCCTCGGAAGCGGGTAGTTCACCTCATCGAAGGTGGGGCGCACTGCGTCGATGGCCGCGGTCAGCCACTGTTCGCGCGTGGCGTGAATCGTGCCCTCGGGCATCGGCTCGGACATGATCGATTCCTTTCGTGAGTGCGAACCAGCCGGTGAACCCGGCCGGACATGGTGGAGCGCCCCCGCCCGGAGTCGGGCCTCAGCAGGCGGGGACGCTCAGTGCCCGGCGCCGGTTCGACCCGGTGCCGGGCGGGACGGCTAGGAGCCGTCCATGTACGCGATCAACTCATCCTCTGTGATCTTGGTCCAGCCCTCCCCGTGATCCGTCCAGATCTGCTCGGCGATGCGAATCATCTCCCCCTCGGTGAAGTTGCCGCCTGAATACTCCTGAACGATTCTCATCAATCGTCGTTGTGCCGCCTGACTGCGCATTTATTCATCCTTCCTGGGCATCCATCTCTTCGCACATGCGTTCGTATGCGTCCTCATCCATGGTTGACATGGCCTTCATCCAGAACTCAGAAGTGAACTCCGCCCTCTCGTCACAGCCGCTCCGGCCGTGGCCGCAGCAGGGGAAGTCCTCGCACCTGGCCACGTCAGTAGCCCATTCGCTCGGCGAACACGTCGCGCTGTGAACGCTTGCCCTGGTCGCAATCGTCGCTGCATTCCCGAAACTCGATGCTGTGATATCCCTCGTCCGTCGGGCCGGAGAAGATCAGGCGGGTAAGGGAATCCTCTTCGTGGCCGGGCCCCTCGGGGACATACTCGACTGTTCGGCTGAACGTGCCGTCGCCCTCGAAGGTGTACGGCACGTGACACAAGGCGAAGTAGGCATCCAGGCGACCCGGTTCGATCCGGTCGTGCTCATGCGGGCCGTCGCAGTCCGACGACGACTCGCTGATGTGAATGTGCCAGAGAAGCTCTGGACATCCCTTGTGGTGATCCTGCCCGTTCTCTGCGTGGCAGTGTTCGCAGCACTCGGCGTATGCGACGTCTTGACTCATGAGTCGCTCCGTTCGATCTCGATCGTGCATCCGAGAAGATCGGCGCACTCTTCGAGGTGGTAAAGGCCTTCCGTGCTGCCTTCCCTGATGGCCAGCTCGATATCGCTGATCGCCCGGCGCGTTTCGAATACGCTTGTGTCATACCAGCGGGTCAGGATGATCCCGACCTGCCAGCGAACGACGGTTGCTTCGGATCCGGTGCGCTCGTCTGTGATCTTGACGGCCTTAATCGTGGCGTTCATGACGTCCTCCTGGTGATGGGTTGGGAAAGCGCCCGAAGCCGGAGTCGGACCGGCTTTCATCGTTGAACCCCAACGGGCGAAGGTGTAAGGCTTGACGTCGGCGGCCTGTGTGGCGGGCGACGATTCCTTCTCAGAGGGACCGGTCCGCTCTAGCTGGCGGGGGATTTTAGCCTCTGTTGCGGTGACAGTCTGACCGGGCTTTGTGGTGCGGGCCTGGTGGCTCTTCCAACCGCTTGCCTTACAAGAGGAACACTACTCCTCGGGAGGACTAATGCAAGCCGTATCGACGTGTACACGCTGTGGTCTACGTCACATCACACAGAGTGACACCGAGCAACTGCCGTCGACGAATCTGTACCTCTAGAGGATATTGTCTAGGCATGAGCGATGAGTGGATTACCAGCACGGAAGCCGCCACACTGTGCGGCCTGGTTCCGCGTGACTTCAGAGCCCGGGTGGAGAAGGCCTACGCCCCAGCGCCGGACGCCCAGCGCGGTCGGGTCCGGCTCTGGCGCCGGTCGACGATCGTGAGATGGAATACGCATCGGCGCCGGTTCATCCACGGCGCCGACGGCAAGCGCCGGATCGACTCGCCGGATAGTCCTCCGGAGGAGTAAGCTACGCATTCGACCGAGAGGGGACGTGATGGCGACGGCAAGAGTCCGCCGGGGTCGCAAGACCCAGCAACTGATCGCGAACTACTGGCGCGCCTGGTGGCCCGGCGCCTGGGCTGTCGAGGGCGCCATGACCGGCCGCGACATCAAGGGAATGGTCGGCTATGCGCCGGAGATCAAGGCAACGGCTGACGGCGACCTGCTGTCCGCGCTGCGCCAGGCTCGCCGGAACGCCGGAGCCGATGTGCCCTTCGTCGTCTGGCGCCCGAACGGCTACGGCGAGGGGCAGCTGGCCGACTGGGTGATGGCCTTCACTGTGCAGGACGGTACCGCCGTGCTGGTCGAGCTGATGGAGATCAAGGCCGCGGCGCACGAGCTGCGCCTTCGGCTGATCAACGGCTACGACATCGACTCGCTGGGGAACGACGTCGTGACCTTCCTGAAGGTGGCCGAGCGATGAGCGAAGCGACGACTCGCATCCCCGCAGTTGCCCAGTTCTGTCGAATCGCCAAGACAGACCTCCCGCGGCTGGCCTTCGGACCAGTGCATCCGGTCATCCTGGAGGCGACCATCGATGCACTGGCGGGAGGGCTGTATCTCTGGGTGGAATGCGCTGTCGATGGGCCTTCCTGCCCCCATTTCGGCACCCTCGTCCCGCCGGAGGCATCCGGAGGCTGGTTTCAGGTGGAGATCTCATCGGGGGACGGGGTAGTCCTCTGCACCTACGGTCCGCTCATCGCCCACGTTGGAGAGATGATCGAATTTTCCTTCGGAGATCAGGTGGCCGAGCGATGACGAGAGCCGCTGTCGCGCTGGCCCTGATGGCCCTCTTCGCTTACGGGGCCATCTCCATCGCGGTCGCGCCGCTCGACAAGCCCCGGCCGCAGAACACTCCGGCTCAGCGAAACGTGATCGTTGTCGGCCAATGGCTGATGTTCATCGCCGTCATGTTTCTCTGGTTGACGAAATGAGGCCGGAGGATTACGTGAAAGCCGCACTGATCGCCGACGCCGATCCGGATCGCCTGCTCGATGAGCTGGCCCTGATCATCGGCCGCGGCGAGGCCCTGGTCATGATCGAAGAGGCTCACCGTGATATCGACCGGCGAGGCCTGCTGGGCCCGCTATGGAGGAACGAAGACAATGGCTAGAGCACCCTTCCCGGCTCGATTCGACGGCTTCTGTATGCGATGCCAGGAAAGCATCGACTCAGGAGAGCAGATCGTCGGGACCGACAACGACGGATATGTTCACGAGGAATGTGGAGACGATGACTGAAGAACTGACCGATGACCAGGTCGAAGAACTGGCGACCCGGATCGTCGAGCTGACCGAGCAGATCAAGGAGCTCGGGGAGGCGAAAGACGAGCTCTCCGCCCGGCTCCGCGACGGGCTGAAGGTCGGCACGAATCGGCCCTTCGGTGCTCGCACGGTAACCGTTCGCCAGGCTGCGCGCTTCGATCCGGCGAAGGCCCGGGTGCTGATGACAGAGGAGCAGATCACCTTCTGCACGGTGACGAAGTCCGAGCTCGACAAGGCGATCGTCGAGCGGATCCTTCCCCCAGCGGCCTTCGACGCCTGCAAGGCGCCCTTCGGTAAGGCCACGGTGGTCGTGAAATGACCGACCAGCCGAGCCAGTCCTTCATTGACGCCGGGAATCCTTACCTGCGTCCGGATTACCCGTCGTCGCTCGCCGCTGGGGTCATCGCCGTCGGGGCGACGCCCTACGCCGCGCTCTGCTGGCGAGTGGCCAACACGACGTTGACCGTAATTGCCGACCGGGCCTACCTGGAATCGATCATTGCCGACCTGCAGAAGATCCGCGACGCGCTGCCGACCCCTTCCGGCCTGCTGCTGCCACCCGGATTGAACGGCGTCAAGCCGTGAGCCTTCCCCCGAACCCCTACATCGTTCGCCCGACCGCGGCGGAGGATCTGATCGAGATCGCCCTTCCCGTGCCGAGACTGCTCACCAACGATCAGGCTCTCGATCTGGCCGCCTGGCTGATGTGCATCGCCTCACCGCCCGGTGATATGAGGCCCTTCGAGGATCGGCTGGAGGCGATCCTTCATGCCTGAAGCGGCCGTCAAGATTCTCGAGGACGTCCTCGGAGCGACGCCGATCCCGATGCGCCAGCTGCGCAATGACGAGCTGCGTTTCGGTGGCGATCCCGCCCAGCTGCACGCCGAGCTGATCGGGACCATCACAGAGGCGATGGCGGCGCACCCTCGCTCGCAACAGAAGCGGATCGGGCCGTCCGAGATGGGTACGCCGTGCCAGCGCAAACTCGCCTACAAGCTGGGCCTAGTCGAGCCGGTCACCCGCGACACGGCCGGTTGGCGCGCTCGGGTCGGCACGGCGGTGCACGCCGATCTGGCGGGTATCTTCGCCGAGAAGAATGCAGCGCTCGGCATCGAGCGATACGTGATGGAAATGGAGGTCGGGATAGGCCTGGTCGGCGAGGACGAGATCACCGGCAGTATCGACCTGTACGACCATCAGACGGCTTCGGTCGTCGACTGGAAGGTGCCGGGAATCACCTCGCTGAAGCGGGTCAAGGCTCACGGGCCCGGCCCGCTCTACGAAGGCCAGGTGCAGATCTACGGGCTCGGAGTCGAGAATGCAGGCCTACCGGTCGATCGGGTGCACATCGCTTTCCTGCCGCAGTCCGGTGACCTGCCGGATGCCTTCCTGTGGTCGGCGCCCTACGATCGCGATCGGGCGCTGGCCCTGCTGAAGCGCTCCGATGATCTCGCGAAGATCGGCGCTCAACTCGGCTGGCCGATGGTCGCCGGGATCGCCACGCCGACAGCCGATTACTGCCAATACTGCCCATGGTTCGCGTTGACGAACCCCGATCCGGCCGCCGGGCGTTGCCCTGGAAGCCCTGAGATGGTCACGGCGCGCGAGCGTCGGAACGTGCCCCCCACCGAAGCAATTCCGAGTTGAGGAACCGATGACACAACAGCCCTACGGCGGATATCCACAACAGGGTTACCCGCAATATGCCCCCCAGCCGCAGTACCAGGGCCAGCCAGCGCCCGGCCAGTACCCGGGGCAATATGGACCGGCCGGAGCCTTCCCGGCCCCTCAGTACGCCCCTCCGGCGCCACCGCAGCAGGCCGAGGTGTGGCGCGGCGGAGACGCGATCCCGGACAGCTTCGACAAGCGTCCCGCCGTCTCCTGGGGGACGATCGCCCAACCGGCACCGGTCGGCACTCGCCGGATCCTCCTGGTCGAGAACGATCCCGACGTCGTGCACGGGATCAATTTCAACACCAAGCAGCTGGACTACTACCCGGCGCGAAACGGCATGCCCGCGGCTCCGAAGTGGATGATCGTCATCCAGGCCACGGACGAGCAGGGCCAGCCGGTCGCCAACTGGTGCCCCCGGTCCTCGCAGATGGGCAAGGCGCTCGGCGAGGCGCAGAACGTCGCCGGTGAGCGCGTCGGGCGCGGCGGAGTCCTCGACATCACGCTGATCGAGTACCGCGACCCAGGCGACGGCAAGAACCTGCAGAAGATCTACGCCGTCGCCTATCACCCGGCGGGCCCGGCGGCCGATCCGTACCTCTCCCCGGCGCAGCGTGCGGCGCTTCCCGCCATCATGGCGCGGCCGGTGAAGGTGAAGGACCAACCGGCCGGACCGGACTACCCATCGGCCCCTCCGGCCTACCAGCCACCCGCGGCGGCCTATCAACCGGCTCCGAACTGGGCGCCTCCCGCCCAACAGGGCCCACCGGCCTACCAGCCCCCGGCGCCGCCGCAATTCAGCCCGCCAGCCCCGGCGGCCTACCAGCCTCAACCGGCGCCGCAATGGGCCCCCCCGGCTCAGGGGCCGGTCTCCACAGGCCCGCGGGTCGAGGCGCCCGTGCACCCGCAATGGACACCGCCAGCGGTGCAGCAGGCACCGGCCGGACCGATTCCGGCGCAAGGCCTTACCCGTGAGCAGCTGGCCGCAATGCAAGGCCTGACGGACGAGCAACTAGTGGCGCTCGGCAAGAACCCGGTCGAAGTCCGCGCCATGCTGAAGGCGGCCGGTTTCCAGGTGCCCCCGCCGTTCTGATCCGCCCTCGATATGCAGCGCCCGTCGACTTTGGTCGGCGGGCGCTATCGTGTCATCAGGAGGCGTCAATGAGCACTCTCGGTATCGACACGGCGGGCAGTTATCAGGGCGTTATTCCAGCGTCCACCTGGCCGGTTCTGGATTTCTACGTCACGAAAGCCTCGCAGGGGGTCGGGTTCACCGATCCGCACGGAGCGCAGAACCTGGCATCCGCGCTGGCGCACAACACGATTGCCATGGGCTACCACTTCGCCGACACGACCGGATCCGGTGCGGCGCAGTGCGATCACTTCCTGGCCTGCATGGGCGACCTGAATCGCCCCCTCGGTTTCGCCCTGGACGTCGAGCACGGCGGCCTGGGCGCTTCGGCTCCCCTCCGGTCGGTGCTGCGTAGCGTCAATCCGCGCTGGGATCCGCCTCCAGCCGGTTCGATGATCGGCCCGGCGTCCGCGATCCCCGGCGTCATCGTCGGCTTCATCGAGCGGTTCGCCCAGCGCATGCCGGGTAAACCGCTCTTCGTCTACTCCAATCGCGGACTGTGGGCCTCGTCCGGCGGGGGCACGATCTACCCGAAGTACCCCTTCGTCGTCGAGTGGCACGCCGGGAGTAGCAACGGCGTGTATACGCCGGTTCACGGCTCGCTCGCCAAGGAAGCCGCCGGGGCGACCATCAATCCGACGGCGTTCGGCGGGATGCCCGTCGGCCCCGCCAAGGATCATCCCGTCATGGTGCAGTTCTCGGATCATTCGCAGGTTCCGGGCCTCGGCTCCGGCGTCGACGGCGATCTGTGGACGGGCACCCTCGCTCAGCTCGAATCACTCATCGGAGGTATCGACGTGGCCCTGACCACAGCAGAAATCGACGCGATCGCCACGGCGGTCATCAATAAAACCTGGGCGCTCTCCCAGGGCGAGGCTGACCTGGTCAAGAACACGATCTTCCCGGCGCCCGTCGGCACCCTGTCCAGCATCCGCGAGGCGCTCACTTATGGCGGGCGCGTCGATCGGGCCGAAGATCGCACCCGGCTCGAAACGGCCATCCAGAAGATCGACGCCCTGGCCGCCAAGGTCGCCGGTCTGTCGACGCCGACGATCGACATTCCGGCGCTGGCCGCTGCCATCGCCGCCGACCTACCAGCGGGTGACTCCGCGGCCATCGTGGCGGCCATAGAGGCCTGGCTGGCGCGTCCCTGATGTTCCTTCTGCTCGCCTTCCTGTGTTTCCTGGCCGCTGGCATCTGGTCGGCAGTTGTGCGCGCCTGGCCAACGGTCCTCCTCTGCGCCGGTCTCGCCTTCTGGGTGCTGGCCAGCGGACCCCTCACGATCGGCTAACCCAACCATCAGATTGCAGGCGTGACATGCGTTTCTCACTCTCCGGTCTTCAGCTCCTCCAGTTCGCCATCGCCGTCCTACTGCCGGTGCTGGTCGGCCTGGTCACGAAGGCGACTTGGTCCCCCGGCGCGAAATCGACCCTTCTCCTGCTTCTCTCCACAGCGTCCGGCCTGCTGACCGAGATCGCCACGGCGGCTCAGGCGAACGTCACCTACGACCTCGGCCAGGGCCTACTCGCCGCGGCGGGGACGTTCATCGTCGGCGTGGCCGTCTATTACGGCTTCTGGAAGCCGACGGGCGTCGCCGCTGTCGCTCAGCGCTCCCTCGTCAAGTAACCCCATGAGCGCTCAACCCCTCACCCCGCCGTGTGAGGGGTTGAGCCATTTCCGGGGGCCTTCGGAAAAGGACGCCGATCTGATGTTCACAGAATTGAAAGATCTTCCGACCGACTGGATCGGTTTCGCATCGCTGGCCCTGGTCACGATCGCCGCGACCATCTGGCAATGGTTCAAGTTCCGCGCCTCTGCGCTGGAAGTTCAGAAGGCCGTGAAGAATACGGCGCCCATTTCCAACGGAACCGTTCCGGGAATCGTGGCCAGGCTCGACGCCTTGAAAGAGCTGGCCCAAGAGCGCGACGCTCGCGATGAGCGGCGCCACGAAGAGAACCTTCATCGCTTCGCACGGATCGAGGCGAGGTTGGGCATCGATGACGACCGATGACGAGAAATTGGCTCATCTTCATGAATTGATGGACGAGCGCGATCGGCGCTACGAGCAGCGGTACGAGGCCAGCCAGAAAGCCCTCGAAGCCGCGCTGCTGGCGGCCGATCGCGCGGTGCAGGCCGCACTCCTGGCGGCTAAGGAGGCCGTGCAGAAGGCGGAGCTCTCCGCCGACAAGCGCTTCGAACTGCTGAATGAGCTACGGAGCGGAGTGGCGACGATGGCGCAATTCGAGGCGCTGGAGAAGATCGTTATCGACCTGTCCAAGCGGATGAACGTCAACTCGGGCAGGTCCTCCGGATATGACGCCAGCTGGAAGCTCTTTACAGCGCTGGCCGGGCTTGCTGGATTGGTTCTTGGGCTGGCTTTCAAGTTCTTCGGATAGGGGAAGACGATGCTCGGAGATATCGGACTGACTCGTGTACACGCCCCGCTCGGTTGGGGGATCGCTTTCGCCCAGGGTGTGATCGGTGACGGGTGGTCGCCCTACGAGCATGCCTTCATCGATATCGGCGGTGGGAGGATCATCGAAGCCCGGCCGGGGGGCGCCGCGGAAGCCCTGCTGAGCAAGTACGATCACCGGCCGATGGCCTGGATCTCCTGTCCGGACGAGTGCCGGGAGAAGGTCGCCCAGGCGGCGCGCGACCTGATCGGCACGCCGTACTCCTACCTGGACTACCTGGCCCTCGGTGCGCTGCACACGCACATTCCGGCGCCACACTTGCGGGCCTTCGTCACGTCGACGGGTCACATGATCTGCAGCCAATTCGATGACGAGGCGGCGCGCCGTGGCGGCTGGCAACTCTTCGACGACGGGCGGCTCTGCCAGGACGTGACGCCGGGCGATCTGTACCTGCTGAGCCTAAAGCTGAACGGGGCTGCAGGCTGAAGCCCCTATAGCAATCGAACCCGCCCCCGTCGACTGGGGGCGGGTTCTTTCGCGTGTGATGCCTGTCACAAGTCGGTCAGATAGTTGTACTCCTCAAGCGTCTGGCGTAGCGTCTCGTCATGCACACCTGATGACCTCCAGAGGAGATAACGCGATGGACGCTGAAGCACCCGCCAGAGAAACTCTGGCCTACCGGACCTGGGTGGACTACAAAGCGAAGACGGAGGACGTCGCGCTGGCCTACCGGGGGCAACTGGCGGCGATCGAGGCCCGATTCAGCGAGGCTCAGAAGGCCTTCGACGCGGCTCGCAAGCTCCGCGACGCCGAGGCTGACGAGGCCCGCGATCGGTACCTCAAGGCCACGGCGGGCGCCAGGGCGCAACGTCAGGCCGTTCTGAAGGAATCCGGGGGCGAGCCGCATGCAGCCATCCAGCCGCGCGCTTTCCGACCCTGACCCGGCCGTGTTCGATCGGGCCTGGGACGAGTTCGATCGCGCCACGCAAGCCAGGCGCGTCGCTCACTGGCTGGAGCTGGCGAAGCTTGCCGAGGAATACCAGCAAGCGCTCAACGTCCTGAACGCCCATTACCAGCAGTCCATCGAGCCGGAGCGCGCCAAGCGTGAGGCGACGATCCGAGAGGGTGCACGCCGGTGACCGCCAGGCAGCAACTGGACGACCAGCACGGCGCCGGGGTTCACCTCGAATGCACGCGGGCCCCGATCTGGGCCGGTACCAAGCGCATCGGTGACGGCACCTCACGCAAGTGCCCGAAGGCCGGAACGCTCGACCGATTCCACTCACACGACTACGACGGGCCGCTTGTGTGCGGCTGTAGGGACTTCTCATCATGAGCGACAAGGAACTGATGGCGAACCTGATTCGCCAGCGCGATGAACTGCTGGCGCAGGGAACCCGGGCGACCATCGTCGGCGACCGACTGGCCGTCGGCCGCAACGCCATCCGGCGCGCGGTCCGCGATCTCGGTCGCTACCAGAATCGCCGGGCGACGCGCCAGGAACGCACCGCGGAACAGGCCCGGCTCGAAGCCGCCCGGCTGGAGCGCTACGAGGCTCAGCGGGAGGCTCGTGAAGCCGCCATGGCCCCCGCCAAGGTAGCGCGCATCCTGGCTCATCAGGAGGCACGCAGGCAGCGCCGGACGGCCTTCCGGGCTCGGCTGGCAGCGGCCGGACCACAGGGCATCGGGAAGGCCGTCAAGGCCGGTCGGATGGCCTCGACCAGGATGGCGAACCGGTGAAGGCGCTCGAATACTTCGATGCAGCCAAGGACTGTCTTCGAACCGCGCGCGTGGTCGATGCGCAGGCAACCCCGACCGATCTGCAATTCGCGACGCTCGAAGCGATCACGGCACAGGCCTACGCAATGCTGGCCCTGGCTGCCATCGCCGGTGATCAGGTCATAGCCGAAGGCGTTATGGCCGAGAAATCGGACGCCACGGCTGGGATCCTCGGCTCACCCGTGATCTTCTCCGCCGAGCTCCGGCGCCGTCGTGGCGTCTGGGATCGCCGGACTCGACCGGCGACCGAGGGGATCATCGTCGGGACACGCACGCTCGCAGATGGCGACGTGCAGTGGGAACCAGAGGTTGGCATGACCTTCACGCCCCAGCGGCATTTTCAGGCGTTCCTGGTGGCGTACGCCCTACGCCGGAAGCCGGTCTACGTGCTCCCCGAGGACCTTACGGAGGTCCCCCGGTGAGCCTGCACAGCTACCGCGTATCACTGGAGCTCGGCAAGGAAGATCCGCCGTTCTCCGCGCTGATCATGGCCGCCATGCGTAAGGCCGATTCGGACAACATCGTGATCCTTCGAAGGGCCTTCCCCGAGATCTGGGAAGAGCTGAAAGCCCGCTACGACGCGCCGGGCGGAACGCTCGGAAAGGAAGCCTCACATGAATGACCTGGCAACTGTGATCGATCTGCCGGAACCGCGGTGCGTTTGCGGGAACATCAATCGAGGCGAGATCGAGCTGTTCGCCATGGCCGACGATGCGAACGGCGAGGCCTTCGCCGTCGTCGGCTGGCAGTGCAGCGATGCGAATCGAGGCCAGCATCTGGCGAGAGTCGTCGAAAGGGTCGAGGTCCGTGATCCCTCCGAGCGTGGCATTGCGATGCCCAGGGGTTCCGGCGCTGACGCCTGGGAGCAGGAGAAGCTCGACCAGGCCGCTCGAAACGCTAATGGACGACTGCGCAATTTCGACGGTCAAGTCCTCGACACTCCGGCGCGCATCGCCGACTACATCAAGGCCCTGGTCGCCGCGGAGATCTGGAGAGCGACCCATGTCTGAACGGCCGGACGACCTACCCGAGCTGACCGCCAAGAGCCTTCGGGTCATCCGCGATCTGCTTACCTACGAGTCGTCGATCAGCTTCCAATCAGACAGCGCTCACCGCTGGGTGTGGGCGCTGCTGGCGCACGCCGAGAAGAGTACGACGGTCGCCTGGGGCGACCCCGGCATCGTCGAGCCCTTGGCGGTCGCCTGGGATAGCCCCGGCAACAGGGCCGACATCGTCAGGTCGCTGTCGACCCTGGATCACGACCTACTGCACGTGCACAACCTGGATGATGCGACCTACGACAGCGACGACCCGCGAGAGGTGACCGCCGATCTCGAAGTAGCCAACGTGATCACGTCAATGCTGACCGGTCGGACGGACCTGCAAGGCGAGCCGATGCACTCCCTCGTGCTGGACATCGACCACCCGGCGACGCTCATCCCGTCGAGCACGCCGGGCCATTTCCACCTGCTGATCGACAAGCCGATGCACTGGTCGACCTATGAGGAGGTTCTTCGGGTGCTCGTCCGGGCCCGGATTCTCGAAGTCGGCTACGTCGGCGCATCCATCGATCGGAAGATGACCGACGTTCGGCTCCCCTGGATTCGCAAGCCGGAATGCAGCGGTTTCCGGGACTGCCGGGCCGCTTCCCACATTCACGGCTGTCTGGCCGACGTCGAGGGACCGTGCGACGAACCCGGGGAGCACACACCCGGATCGCCCGTCGTCTTCGGGCCGTTCTGATGACGACGCATGAGGACCCCTGGCAGGACTTCGCAGCCTGCCGGACGGCCGATCCGGAGCTCTTCTATCACCCCGAAGGCGAGCGAGGTTCGGACAGGAAGCGTCGCGCCCGCCAGGCGAAGGCCATTTGTGCCGACTGTCCGGTACTCATGGAGTGCCGTTCCGACGCGCTCGCCGACCGGGAGTCGTATGGCACCTGGGGTGGCATGTCAGAAGCGGATCGCGATCAATACTGGCATCCGTCACGGCGAGCCGGTTTCCACTTCATGGACGCCGGTCCGGCTATCCGGGAGGTCCAATCCTGGGTAGCCACGGGCGGGACGCTCGAAGGCCTCGCGGCGAAGAGCGGCATCTCCGTGAAGTCGCTCTATCGCCTGGGGCATGGAGTGAACCGGCTCGTCCACCCGGCGACCGAGTCGGCGATTCACGCAGCCGTTCAGGAGGCGCTCGATGTGGCGGTATGAGGTTCAGACCTTCGGCGAGCCCGGTCGCTGGCACTGGATCGTCACGGCGTATTCCGACCTGTCCACCTGGACCCCGATCATTGCCGACGGGTTCGCCCGGACACGTCTCGGCGCGTGGCTGGCTGGCCGGTTGTGGATTCGCCGGACGGTCCGGCAGTGAACGCCTGCTCGCGCTGCGTTCATCCCTTCGTCGGCCACGACGTGAAGATCATTCGAGATGTGGAGCTTCTGATCATGTGCACCCGCTGTCTCTGCCGCTACGCGGTCCGCCTGAAGCCCCGCTTCGACTGGTTCCTCGGCGGTGCGAAGTGATGTACACGCCCGAAACGGTCACCATGCGCTGGCCGCTGCGCAACGGCGAACCGCTGGACGGGCTCACCGTCGAGGCGATGGCCGATGACGTCCGGCCTCTCAACCCACAAGCCGCCAGGGTGCTCGAAATCCTCGGTCGGGCCATGGATCAATTCGGCTCCGGAACGATCCGGGAGAAGGGCTGGCAATGCCTGGGGGACCTGCATCGGGACTGCCGTCTCGCCGGGTGTGGCTGTGGATGCCACGCCAACCCCTTGACGATCGATCAGAAGCGCGCCCAGATCCTGGCCGCCATCGACAACCTACGGAAACTGGGAGAAACCATCTGATGACTACCGTGCTGATCGTCGGCCTGAGCCTCGCGTTGATCTGGGCGCTGATCATGTGCCGAGTTCTTCTGGAGCGAGGCCGCCGGGAGGGGATTCACTACGGCGTGCACCGCATGACCCGCGAGCTGACTGACGACTCGGGGGACACGGCGAAGATTGCCCGGCGACTGGGCTGGGTGAAGCTCCCATGAGGGACCTCTCGAAACTTCAAGGCTTCGCCGAGGGCGCCATCATCACCGGCCGGATCGTCGAGCCGCCGAGCAACCTGCCGGAGCCCGCGCCGGTCAAGTCGACGACGCTGATCCTGCACCCGATCGTCAATCGCCCGGCGCCGGTCGTCAAGCCCAGCGCGCGGGGCTGTATCGACACGGCGCTTCGGATGAACGTGCCGGAGGCCCTCGCAGTGCTCGTCTCGATTGTCGGCATCGTCGGCTGGAACTGGCGATGAGGCGCGCCAAGACGCTCGCCGGGCTGTCCGTGGCTATCACGGTCGCCCTGGTCGTTCTGGGCGTTCCGGTCTGGGCGATCTCCGCGGGCTCGGCGGTGGCCGTCGTGGGGGGCCTGGTGGCCATCGCCCGGACCGAGATCCGCAAGGCGTCCAGCCATACGGATCAGGACTTGTGGCTTCGCCTGCACGCCTTCAGTGGTACCGACTGGGACACGCTGCCCTGGAATGTCGATCGGTTGAGGCGCCAGCAGGATGAGGCCGTTGCGCTGGTCGAGGTGATCCGGCGCCGCACCGAGCGGCAGAATCGGCCAGCGCTGCCGGTTCGGATCCTGATCGCCATCAGATCGCCCAGGCCTGATGTTCGGGCCATCGAGCGCGGATCGGTCCGTGTCGAAGGTCAGGACGTTCATGCGTGGTGGAAGTCATGAGCAGTGCCACACTAGGGGTCCTTGAAAGGACTAAACCGATGGTCATCAGGAAGCCCGGAAAGTACGACGACGGCAGCGAGGACGTGCCCCTCTTCCGCCTCGCTCCCCGCAGAGGCGCCGGATCGAAGTCCAGAAAGCAGGACCTGCCGACGGCGGCCTGGGCGCTCTGCCCGATGCACGCGCACGCCGGGCGGGCCACGGGCCTCGTCCACCAGGGCGAACACCTGTGCTTCGTCATCCACTACCACATGATCGGCAAGGTCGCGATGCCGTGCCGCGGGGCCGGTATCGCGCTGTGCGCTTTCGACGATCCGCCGGAGACGATGCGCATCAAGCTGGACCCCAAGCGCGCCCGGCACGACAACGGCGAACGCCCGGCGAGGTGCAAGCACTCATGAGCACCCGAAAGACCTACGTGATGCCCCTGGCCCTGATCGACGCCGATTCGAGCCGAAGCCCCTATGTGAACTACTACCCACCCGAGCACGCCAGGTTCTCTTTCAGCCCCGAACCGATCGAGACGCCGATGCCGTCCACGCTTGTCATCGAGGCGCTCAACCTGCAATTCGAACTGCCCGGCGACCTGTTCGAAGAGGAGCTCGGTCTGCGCCAGATGCGCCGAGTCGCCTTCTGGGGACTGTCCGACAAGCTGGCCGAGGCCGGTCGTCTTTCCTGCGCACCCGTCGATGTGGAGAAGTGGAAGGACCCCCGGCGATTCGTATGGATCTTCCACTTCCGGGTCACCACGCTACCCGTCGTCTATGACGTGACGGCTCCGCGGAAGGACAATCCCTACTGGGGCAAGGTCTCTCACGTGAGCGTAGCGCCCGACCTTGAAGACGGCCTGGTGGTAACCGAGGACGATGGCCTGATCGTCGGCACCGAACCCATGTCGTGGGCGAAGCGGGCCGCGCTGGAGACAGTGCGCCGCGGCCTGGCCGACGTTCTCGCCTGGCTCGGGGAGTCGGCGGAAGTCCCTACCGGAAAACAGGTCGTCAGTGCGCTGCGAAAGGGTGAAGGGGTAGGCACCGCGACGATTCGATACGCCCTGAAACACGGAACATCTGACCGGTCGGCCGTCCCGTTCCGCCCTTATGGCCGCCTGCGCGCCATGCCGCGGCGACCGGGCCCCTTCGATTGGATCCTCTCGTGATGAGCTTCGTAGCCGCCATCCTCGGCACCTTTGTGTCCGCGGCCTGCGTACTCACGGCCGTCGTGTACGTCCTCTGCTGCTTGGTCCTGATCGTCGACGAGGTTCAGGCGTTCATCCAGCGGCGCCGTGGTGGTGTGCGATGACCGCCGAAACCCCCATGGCCAGCGTGATCGGGAACGGCTGGCCTCGCATCCCACTGGAGCAGATCGAGGCGACCCCGGTTCAGGACGTGGCGCGACTGCTCGGATTCCAGCGACAGATTCGCGTCGGAAACCTCATAGGTCTATCGCGACGGATCGCAACCGAGGCGAAGTCGCAGCTCTTGCGTGATCGCAGAGTCGTAGCCGAGTGCATCCTGTGGTCGGGCGGCAACGACTCCAATATCCTCGCTCATCTACTCAGACGTTCGGCGACTCACGCTATCCATGCAAACACCGGAATCGGAATCGAAGAAACGCGGCAACACGTCAGGGACACCTGTCACGAGTGGGGCCTTCCTCTGATCGAAGAGCATCCTCCGATCAGCTACCGAGATCTGGTATTAGAAAGAGGATTTCCCGGACCGGCTCAGCATTGGAAGATGTACACCCGGCTGAAAGAGCGCTGTCTCGACCAGGCCAGGCATAAGCTCGGCGTCGCTAGAAGTCGAAGCAAGGTTGCCATCTTTTATGCAGGCAGACGGCGGGAGGAATCGAGTCGACGCAGCCAAGTGAAGCTATGGGAGTCGGATGGCTCGGTAATCTGGATCTCCCCTCTAGCGTTCTGGACGAAACTTGATCTGAACACCTACCGGACGATGCACCACAGTGTCCCCCGGAATCGCGTATCCGATCTAATTCACATGTCGGGGGAGTGCCTATGCGGCGCCTTTGCCGAAGAGGGGGAACTCGACATGATCGGCGAATGGTTCCCCGGTGTCGTTGAAAGCATCCGCCAGCTAGAGAGCGATGCGAAGGCGGTAGGGATCCCCTACCCGCTCTATCTATATGGATGGGGATCGACTGCCGAAGTGAAAGCGATCGGGACTCCGGCCGCGCGAGCATTGGGCGAGAAGTTGCGCCAAGGCTCCGGGCCGCTCTGCCAATCGTGCTCGGCTAGGAGGATTGTATGATCCGCGTGCTGGTCACCGGCTCCCGCGAATGGCCCCAACCATCAACCGTGTACACGGCGCTATGGGCGGCACAGGCGGCCGACCGGAATATGGTCGTGATCCACGGCGGGCATCGCAAGGGAGCCGATCTGTTCGCCGCCGTCTGGGCGGAGCAGAGCCGCTGCCCGCAAGAGCGCTTCCCGGTCACCCCGCACGAATGGAAGACCCCCGGCAAGGCGGCCGGACCGATTCGCAATCATCGGATGCTCGACACCCGGCCCGATCTGGTCCTGGCGTTCATCCATGACGGATCGCGAGGTGCGACCGGATGCCTCGAAGAGGCGAAGCGTCGCGGGATCCCCTGGGCCTGCTATCGCACCGCGGACAGCATGCCCCATTGGATCGGCTACGAAGACAGCGACACCGCACGAATGTTCAACCTTTCGGCGGCATTGGATCAATGGAGGCGGGACCATGAAGCAGGTCGGGAACGTTCAGGACCTACGCTGCACCGGCTGCCGTCGACGGGCTCGGGACTCTGACGAACTCGAATACTGGCTGGTCGTCGACGTCGTGCCGCTCTACAAGGATGAGGATTTCGCCGGGGGCGAGCACCGATCGAACGGCGTCTTCTGCCCAGAATGCCAGGCCATCAGATGAGCACGCCCTACGCCGATGCCGCGCCCGACTACTACAAGGCCGGTTGGGCGCCGCTGCCCCTCCCGCCCGGCGAGAAAAACCCCCCGCCGAAAGGCTGGACCGGCGCAGCGGCGCCCTATCCGTCCTTCCCCGACGTGTATACGTGGGCCGAAGATCATCCCGGCGGAAACATCGGCCTGCGCATGCCAGTCGATGTCGTCGGAATCGACGTCGACGACTACGCCAAGCACGGAATCCAGAAGCTGGGCGCCGCCTCGCTGGCCGAGCTCGAAGAGAAGTTCGGCCAGCTGCCCCCGACGTACAGCAGCACGGCGCGCGGCTGGGGTGTCAGCCGGATCCGCTTCTACCGAGTGCCCGAAGGCCTCAGCTGGCCAGGGCAGGCCGGACCGGACATCGAGGTCATTCAGAAGCGGCACAGGTTCGCCGCCGTCTGGCCCTCGACGAACCCGGACGCCGACGGCGCCGAGTATGCCTGGTACGACCTGGACGGCGAGACCTGCCCGATTCCGAATGTGGCCGACCTGACCGACATGCCGGACGAGTGGGTCATGGGGCTGACCGGCGGTGAAGCCGAGAAGGACATCCCGAGAGCCCCCCAGGCCAGCCCAGAACGCCGTATCTGGATGGCTGCACCCGAACATACGGGGGATGCCTGTGCCAGGCTCTGGCGGGGCGTACAGCAAGGCTGTGTAGAGCTGGTCGGCTCTCAGCCCGGCGGTCGGCACGACATCGCCCGTGACGCCACGGTGTCCATCGCCTACCTGGCCGCCGAAGGGCACCCGGGACTGGCCGCCGGGCTGCGCGCTCTGCAATCCGCCTTCGAGGCGAGCACGCAGGGCGAGGACCGGTCCGGCGAGTGGTCCCGCCTGGTCAATGGGGCGCTGAGCATCGCAGCCAGCCGCGGCATCACCCCGCTCGGCGATCCGTGCACCGATCCGCTTCGAGCCGAGGGGCCGGAGCTGATTCGACTAGCCGCTTCGCCGTCGGGTAGCTTTCCCTCCGCGCCACTCGGAGTCCCGCCTCTGAGTGGCGCGCCAGGTGAGACGCCGATGCTCCCCGAGGACGTCCGGCGCCTGCTGGTCGAGCAAGAGGCCGAGCGGATCCGGCTGCGCCGCGATGCTCAGAGGTTGGTCGCCGGGGAAGGCAGGGCCGTTCCCGGGGTTGCGCTCTCCCTGGGTGACCTGCTGGCGCAGCCACGGCAAGCCGTCCGCTACCGGATCGAGGGACTCCTGCCGACCGGCGGGCGCGCCGTTCTCGCGGCGCAGCGGAAAGCCGGTAAAACAACGATGATGACGAACCTCGTCCGGCAATTGGCCGACGGCGGCATGTTCCTCGAAGCCTTCCAGGTCAACCGGCCCGCCGGGCGGATCGGACTGCTCGACTTCGAGATGACACAGCAGCAACTCGTGGAATGGCTCGACGACGCCAAGATCGTCAATGACGAGAATGTATGGGTGATGCTGGAAAGAGGAAGGGCGTCGGCTTTCGACATTCTCGACGATCATATTCGCGCTGATTGGGCGGAAAGATTGCGTGCATTGAATACCTCGGTGCTCATCGTCGACTGTCTTCGCCCGATCCTCGATTCCCTCGGGCTGGACGAGTCGCACGAGTCGGGCCGCTTCCTCGTGGCACTCGATGCACTGGCCAATGAGGCGGGCATCGGGGAAATGGTTCTCGTCCACCACGCAGGGCACAACGGGGAAAGGTCACGCGGTGATTCCCGCCTGAGGGACTGGCCCGACGCGGAATGGCGCATCATGCGCGACAAGGTGCCCGAAGGTGAGGAGCCGCCACCCGACTGCGCACGGTTCTTCGCCGCCGAGGGGCGCGGCGTGAGCGTCTTCGAGCGCCGGTTGACCTTCGACCCGGGTAGCCGTCGGCTGAGTCTTGGGGAGGGATCCAGAAGCGATGTGAAGGCCGAGCGACAGAAGACCAACTTCGAAGGGCGCGTAATGGAAGTGCTCGCATCGGCCGCCGAGCCGATGAGCAAGGGCGCCATCCGGCAGGCGACAGGAAGCACCACTGCGCAGAACGGCCTGGCCGTTGATGCGCTTCTGGCGCGAGGATTGATCCGCCAAGCAGGGTTCGGAAAGACCGGGTATGTCCTGTTTTCGATCGCGTCAAGGCAGGCGGTTCGCGATGACACCCCGGAGTTGTAACCGTTCGGAACCTTTCGGCGCGAACCGAAAGGTTGCAACATCCTCCCACCTGCACCGATGCCCTAACCGTTCGGAACCTTTCGGTACTGATCGACAGTCCGACCGAAAGGTTGAGCGTCTAACCTTTCGAACCGTTCGGAACCTTTCGCGAAAGGTTATATATCGCATCCGTTCGGGTGGCCCTTTAGGGGCGACCGAACGAATGGTTTGAATCGAACGGTTTCAAGACAAGCGAACCGAAAGGTTAGAACCCACCTAGGAGAGGCGGAGATTCGAGTGAGTGCAGAGCAGGCCACGCTGGCCCCCTGCCGCGGCTGTGGGGCCCAGGTGTGGAGCGGCTGGGATCCCCACGTCCGGGCGGTGGCCGACTCGGCGGAGGTGTCATCGACCGGCGAGGCGTGGGCGAAACTCGACGGGAGGATGACCTACCGGCTGCACGGCATGAGCGTGTACACGACTGAACTCGTCTACCGCGATGAGTTCCGGATCGAACACGATCGCATCGGCGTCGACGTCGGTGGTGGTATCGTGCGTGTCGTCGTCCAGCATCGGTGCGGGTTCGGGGTTCCCGAATCAGCAAGGGAAACATATCGACCATGAGTATCGATATGGATCCTTATCGCATTCGCAATTGGAAGGCGCTCATTGAATACTGGAAGGCCGTCCGCGGAAACTGTGCGCGATGTGGTGGGCCCATTGATTATGACGGCCCAAGATTCCGAGTATTCGAATACTATGGAAAAAGAATCACGAGACAGAACCCGTGGTCATTGGATGTCGGACATAAGAGCGTCAAGGATCGGGACCCTCGCACAATGTGGGCGCCGATCGACACACAGCCGGAGCACGCACGGTGCAACAGGGCGGCTGGTGCAGCGTACGGCAACCGCAAGCGTGGCGCCGTGGTCAGGCAGAGGCTGAAGAGATCAAGAGAATGGTGACGCTGTCGGCGATCATCGCTTGACGCAATTGTTTAAATCAATTAATTGTTTCGATTTAATTCTTTCATTTCTTTTTCATAATTGAATACCATTTCATGAATAGGGGGGGGAGGGTGATTTCCGGGATTCCGAAAGGGCCGCGAC